GCAAACCGCAGCGCCGCCTCGAACGCCTGATAGTCCATGTTCTCGGCCATATACTGCAACCTGGCCACGAACCGCCGCAGCGCCTCGAACAGTTGATCCGTCCCGTCCGCCATCATCGGCAGGCGGAACTGCCATGCCGCCAGCATCCCCTCGATAGCCGACCCAATGTTCCCGCCAATCGTCCCCGCCGCCTCAGCCAGCGCCACCGCCGCGTCCACCCCCTCCATCTCGAAATCCGCCACCGTCGCTACAAACCGCTCCACCACATACGCCATCTGCTCGGCGATCTCGTCCACCGCCGCCGTCAGTCCGGCCGGCACCTCGAAGGCCACCATCGCCCCCGCTGCATCGATCAGCGCCAGCATCGTGTCGATCATAGTCGAGACCGCGTCCGCAATCGCCGCCGCCTGCTCCGCCGCCTCCACCGTCACCTCGCCCAGCGCCCCCTGCATCGCCGCCACCAGCGCCCCCGCCATCTCCTCGATGCCGATCACCATGCCCCGCATCGTGTCCGTGCCAATCTCTCGAAACACCCGGCTCGGCGAGCCGATCCCCAACAGGTTCTTCGCCGCCTGGATCGCCGAGTTGACCACCCCCTGCGCCGCCGCCACCAGCGCCCCCGCCATCGACTGGACGCCGCCGATTAGGCCCTGGATCAGGGCCACGCCCACGTCGTGCAGCGAGAAACTGCGGATCGTCTCAGCGATCTGCGTCAGGAACGTCGTCACCGCCTGGATGATCTCCACCGCTTTCGTGATGATGCCAACAATCACAGTCTGGATCGCCGTCATCGTCTGGCTCTTGAAATCCGCCGCCGCGATCCGACGGCCGATATTGAGCAGGAACGTGGCAACCTCCTGCAGCGCCTGTGCCGCCTTCGTCAGCAGCCCAGGGATCACCGTCCCGAACATCGTCATCGCTGCGCCCTTCAGGTCGAAGCCCTTGATCTTGTTCCCCGTGTCGCGCAGCCAGTCCCCCACCTCCCGCAGCGCATCCCTCGCCTTCGCCACAATCCCCGAGATCGCCGTCTCGAACATGCTCTCGGCCGCCCCCTGCAGGTCCTTCTCCCGGATCCGGTCGAACGTGTCCCTCAGCCAATCCCCGACACTCCGCAGCGCCTCCGCCGCCTTCGTCGCAATCCCCGGCAGCGTCGTCCCAAAGAACGTCTGCGCCGCCGCCTTCAGGTCGAAGCTCTCGATAGCCACAAACGCATCGTCCAGGAACCTCGCCACCGTCGCCAGCGCCTCGCCGACCTTGCTCGCGATCCCCGCCACGACCTTCTGAAACAGCGCCCGCGCCGCCGCGCCCAGGTCGAAATTCTGGATCGTGCTCAGCATGTTCTGCAGCCACGTCTGGATAGCCGTCTTGATCTCGTCGATCTTGGTCTGGATGTTGGCCTTGATCTCGTTCCACTTGGTCACAAACCAGCCCCGGATCTGCTCCAGCTTCTCGGCGATCCACGTCACAATCGGCCCGAACACTGTCTCGATCACCGTCACAATCGCATTCCACACCGTCTCAGCGATGGACTGGATCTCCGCCCACGCCGTGTCCCAGTCCCCGCGGATCACCGCCAGCACCGTGCGGATGATCCCCTCGATCACCGCCAGCACCGTCTCGATAACCGTCCTTATCACCACCCATGCGGCGCTCAGCACGGCCTCGATTTCTGCGCTGTGTGTCGCGATGAATGTCGCAATTCCCTGCAGCACCGGAATGATGGTTGACTGCAAAATCTCCAGCACGCCGGTCACAATGGCGCCGATGGTCTGCCAGGCGCCGATCAGAAAAGCCGTGATTTCCGCGCTATGGTTCTGCAGGAACGCCTGCACCGGGGTCAGAATGCCCTGGATGATCGCGCCGACGGCCGTCACCGCGTCCGACACAAACGTCTGAATTTGTGACCAGGCCGTGGTCAGCCACTGCGTCGCCTGCGCGCTGTGCGTCTGGATGTACGTCGCCAGCGCGGTCAGAATACCGGTCACGGTCGTGATGATGCCCTCCACAAATGTTCGGATCCCGCCGAAATCGGTCTCCCACGCCGTCCGCACCAGCGCCACCGCCGCCACCAGCGCCGCAAACACCGCGATCACCGGCGCCGCCGCCGCCACAATGCTCGCCAGGCCGCCGAGGAGCACCGAAGCGATCACACCGCCCAGCACCATCAGCACGTCCTGCCAGCTCACGAACTGCCCCACCAGCTCCAGCACCGGCCCCACCGTGTTCCCCAGCCACGTCAGTAACTGCTCCCCATAGCCCAGCAGCGTTTGAAAGCCCGTGCTCACCTGGTCCGTCGTCGGGATCATCGTCTGCAGGTTGCCGATCCACTCCGCCAGCAGGCTGATCCCCGGCGTCAGGAAGTTCTGTATCAAGGGCGTTCCCACCGCAATCAGGAACGTCTCGATCACCCCGCCCAGGTTCTCCATCGCCGCGTTGAAGCCCTGCGTCCTGGCCGCGGCCACCTCCTGCGCCGTTGCCGCGTTGGCCACCGCCGTCGCCATGGCATCCCAGCCCGGCGTCCCCTCGGCGATCAACGTGTTCATCGCCCGCAGGCCATACGTCCCCGCCAGCGTCTGCATATATTGGTTCTGCTGCTCCTGCGTCATCCCGGCCATTGCCGTCTGCAGTTGCCCGATGATATTCGGCAGCGGCAGCATGTTGCCCTGCTGGTCGTACAGCGCCACGTTCAGCGCATCCAGCGCCGAGGTCACCCCGGGCGTCCCGCTTTGCAGGTTCAGTAACATCGAGCGCAGCGCCGTCCCCGCCTCGCTCCCCTCGATCCCGCGCGTGCTCAGCAGCGCCAGCGCAATGCTCGTCTCGTCCAGGCTCATTCCCATCGCCGCTGCCACTGGCCCCACGTTCTGCAACGCCTCACCCAGCCCGCCCACGCTGGCCACGCTCGCATCTGCTGCGCCCACCAGCGTGTTGGCGATTCCCGCCGCGTCCCCTGCGCTCAGCCCGAACGTGTTCATGGCCACCGTCACGAGCTGGCTCGACGCCGCCAAATCCAGCTCGCTGGCCGCAGCCAGGTCAATCGCCGCCCGCAGCGCCCCCGTCAGTGGCGTCGTCCCTGCCAGATAGCCCTGCAGGTCTCCCATGATGTCCGTCGTGGTCATACCGGCCTTGTAGAAGCCCGTCATCGCGTCGGCCGCCTCCGCCGAGCTGATCCCCACCAGCGACACGTCGCTGCCCACCGCCATGGCCGCCGCGCGCAGATCATCCATCGATGTCCCGCTCTGCCGCGCCGCCACCGACAGAATGTTGATCTGCGCCTCGAAATCCCCGGCCTTGTTCGCAGCCACCACCAGCCCGGCGCCCAGCGCACCCACCGCCACCGCGCCCGCCGTCGCCGCCGCCGCCAGCCCCGCGCGCACCGCGCCCTGCAAGCCACTGATCCCACGCGACGCAAAACCCGCATGGTTATCCAGGTCGCGCAGCTCCCCGTTCAGCTCCCGCAACGCGCCGCCCGCCATATTCCGAGCCACAATCACAATCTGAAGGTTAGCCATAATAGACCTTATCGCGCCCATCTACCGCGCTCGGGCCGGTCTGTGCGCAGCCTCCCGGAGGGACCGCCCGTCTGACCAGCTCGGGCCGGTCTCCGACCGTGCCCGTCCGAGTGCCCGTCCGACCAATCTACCAATCTACCAATTTCCCAATCTACTTCTTCGCCTTCGCCTTCGCCTCATCCAACCGCGCCCGCTCCCGCTCCCAGTGCATCCGCGCGCCCCGTCGCACCAGGATCTCCTCGACCAGGTCGGCTGGAGCCGCCAGCAACGCCGGCCAGCTCCAGCCCGTCTCCTCGATCACCGCCAACTCCACCGCATAGCGCCCGGGCATCGGCAGCGACTGATTGCGCATGATCGCCGCTTCCAACGCCTGGTTGATCAGTTTTTTTCCTGCTCGCTCAGCCCCTGGTTCAACTGATCCGCCGCAGCCGAGATCTTGTCCACGATCTCAGGCGGCAGGGCGAACAGGTTCTCCCTCGTCGCCGGCCGCCCCTCGAAGCCAGGTCCCTCCCAGCTCACCAGGCACGCCGCCACCTGCTCAGCCGCCATCAGCGCCCCGTCGATCACCACATCCGCCGTCTGATCCTCGACGACCTTCGCAGCAGCGCCCCCCTTGCCCTTGCGGCCCTTCTGCAACTGCGTCTCCGTCGTCACCTTCATCGCCAGGCTGATGCACCGCTGCCGCTCCTCGTAGGTCAGCCGCCGGATCGTCACCTTGTCCGCCGCCGTCGCCACATCATCCGTGTCAATCGGCACCACTGTCACCTGCTGCGTAAAATAACCCATCGTTCAGCTCCTCTGCTGCTATCCCCGACCTCCGGGGTCTTCCATCCCGACCTCCGGGGTTTTCCGCAACCCCGGAGGTCTTCACTCTGCTGTCACTGTCATGCTGAGGCTGCCGAAGCATCCCCTTTACGGCACCGTCGCCAACGCGTTCTTAACGATGAAGCTCGCAAACAGCGCATCCACGCTGCTGTACTTCGCCTCGCCGCTGATCTCGATCACCGTGTTCCCGTCCGAGTTGTTGTACTCGCCAAAGCTCAGATGCTTGCCGGCGATGTTGATCTTCATCTCGCTCGTGGTCGCCCCGACGATCTTGAGCTGGATCAGCCGCAGCGTCTTCGCCACCCAGGCCGCCCGCTCCGCTGCCGCCACGCCCGAGGTGCTCTCCAGCTCCAGCGTCAGCGAATAGGCCACAGTCGGCCGTGTGAACTTGTGGCTGTAGAAATACAGCGCACCGTCCGCCGTCCACACAGGCACGATCCCCGTCGTCACCTCCACGCTCGCCGCCGTCAACACGCCAGCCTTCGCGGTCGTGCCCACGGTCCCCGCGCTCGCATCGATGTACAGCGTCGTCTTGTTGAACAGCATCTCCTCCTGCGCCGTCAGGCTCAGCGCCCCCGTCAACGTCGTCGTGCTCTTCTGCCGGCCCGCCCAGTTCGCCGCCAGCTTCCACGCCTCGCCCGCCGCGCCGCTCAGCGAGAAGTCCGTCACGAACGCATACTGCATCTCGTTCGCGTCGCCGCCCACCACGTTGCCCGTCTCCAACGTGTAGGTCTTGATCGTGTTCAGCGTCGCCGTCAGCGGGAAGGCATACGTGTACGTGTACGGCGCCTGCGTCCCTGCCGGCGTCGCCGTCTGGATCCCCGCCTCCAGCACGTGCAGGATCTGTTCAAACGTTGCCTCCGTCTCCGGCATCGCCAACGTCGCGTACAGTTTGGAGATGTACTCCCGGTCCGTCGGCACCAGAATGCCCACATCCTCCTCCGCAAACTGGTGCGTGCTCTCGTCCACAATGTCCGTCGCCGGACCCCGCCAGATGCTCGTCGCCGCTACAGCCGTACCGGCCGTCTCCTCGCGCCCGAGCTGGATCTTGTTCAGTGGGAAAGTCCCATAGCCAGCCATCACTCACTCTCCTCGTCGTTGTGTTCAGCCGCAGCCTGCGGCTTGCTCTTCCGTCCGCGCGCGGCGCGCGGCGCTGGCGTTTCGTCCAACTCGTCCGCCATGTCCGAGGTCTCTACCCCGTCCAACTCGTCCGCACTGTCCGAAGCCTCTGCCACCCACAGCGGCCGCTCGCTCGCCAAATTGCTGGCCAGCTCCACGCCATACAGCGCCGCATCCGACTCTCGTAGATCGCGCGCAGGAACGCCGGGTATCCACGCCCCGCCGCCCACGTAGCGATAAGCAATCCGTTCCATCTCACTCACCTCCACAGCCAGCTCCGGCAGCCGGCCGAACTCTACCCAGGTCCGCTCAGCGCCAGACGCCAGCGCATACCAGGCCGATTTGCGGCGCTCCCGCTCGTGGTCCCCTGGCCGGCCCACGTGCACGATCTCCACCGCATCCAACAGCGCCGCCTGGTCCACCAGGTGGCCCTGCCGGTACAGGCCATAATGCGCATACTGATAGCGCAGCGTCCCGTCCTCGCGCACCACCCGGATCCGCCGCACAGCAGGCTCCCCCGCCGTGCAGATCCTCACCAGGTAAGCGCCCTCCGGCGCATCCTCCAGCGTCCCTGGCAAAACGCCGGCCATGCGCTCGTCCGCATCCAGGATCACATACCAGTCGCCTGGCTCGCCCACCAGGTACGCGTTCCTGGCCGTCACCTGATCCACCCAGCCCCGCGCCGGCGCCTCGATCACCTCCGCGCCCTGCAGCCTGGCCATCTCCTGCGTGCCGTCCGTCGAGCCTGGGCCATCCCCATAGCGCTCGAAATGCCGCCACGCCCCATCCACCACCACCAACCGCTCACACCCAGCCGCGCGCAAACTGGCCAGCGCCTCGCCGACCACCGCCGCCTCCTCATAAGCACACATCACACCAATAATCATCCAATCACCCAGTCACCCAATCACCCAGTCACCACCACCATATCCTTCACCGTCACCCGCAGCCGCACCCCGTAATGCGTCTCCTGGTTATACGGCAGCGGCAGCGCCTCATACGTCACCGGGTACACCACCTGGTGCGAGCTCCCGTACAGCGCCGCCAGCACCCGGTCCGGCCAAACCTTCGCCTCGTCAATCGCCTCCTGAATAATCTGTCGGCTGTGGTGGATCTCCACAATCACCGTGTGCAAATTCTTCCCCAGGCCCGCCGACACAACCTCCAGCGTCCCAGACCCGGCGAACGCAATCAAACACGGGAACTCATTCAGCGACTCCGGAGGATCAGCATACGCCCGCTCGATCCCCGTCATCGCCCCCAGCGTCGTCACCAGCCCATCCACCACACTCGCCAACGTCATCGTCCTACCTCGTCCGTCATCCTGTCATGCTGACGTAGTCCCGCAGCGCCAGCGTAGTGGAGGGCCGCCGAAGCACACTTGCACCGCACTGCAAGTGCAGGTGTCCCCAGCGCCGCCTACAAAACCGCGGGCATAATAGCTCTTATCTACCACTCGCGCTCGGGCCGGTCTGTGCGCAGCCACCGTGCCCGTCCGACCAATCACCCAATCACCCTGTCACCTTGTCACCCTGTCATCCCACAGTCAACCGCCGCAATCCAGCCTCCATCAGCATAAACTCCACCTCTGGATCTAGTTTGCGCGCGAACGTCAGCGTCCCCGTCTCCAGCGCCGCCGCCACATCCTGGAACGCACTCTGCGCCCGCTTCAGCCAGCGCGTCGCCTGGATCAGCGTACACTGCCGCACCAGCTCGTCAGCCCGCCACACATCCACCCGGGTCCCCGTCGCATGGCTCGCCGCCGTCGTCCCGTTGCACCCGCGCACCACCGTCAGCACATTCGTCCCCGTGTTGACGGCCGTCACCGCCAGGTACTCGCTGTCGATCCGCAGCAACTGGCCCACCTCGAAGCGCGGCGTCAGCCCCAACTGGCTCGCCCCGTCCGCGTTGCCCACCGTCACCGACGTGGCCGCCGCCGATAGCTCCGCCTGCGTCGTGTCCTGGCTGTCCTCCCACGCCGCCGCATACTGCCGGTGCCACCCGACCACCCCCGTCAGCCGCACCGCCCGCCGTCCGCCGTAGAAGATCGCATACGACCCGGCCGGCGCCATCGCCAGCAACTGCGTCGGCGACCGGCCATACTGCGCCCCGTCCGAGCACCAGAAATCCGTATCCTCCACCGGCGTCTCCGAGTAGCTGTCCCCGCCGTCGTAGCTCAGCGCCAGCGACGTGATCGCCAGCCACGTCTCCGGCAGCCACAGCTCAGCCTCGCCGCTCCCGTCGTAATAGCGCGTCGCCAGCTCCGGCCAGAACTGCCGCCCAGCCGCTGCGTCGATTAACCGGCTCGCGTGGCTGGCCATCCGCAGCAGCACCGCATCATACGTCGTCCCCGTCACGTCCGCCGCCGCCTTGATCTCGCTCAGCCCCACGTACACATTCACCAGCCGCGCCAACGACGCCGGCGTCGTCGCAGGCGTGCTCGCAGGCGTACCGGTACCGCTACCCGTCGCCATACCCACCTCCAACCCGTCCTACTCGTCCAACCCGTCCGACCATCACGCCACCACCTCCGTATCGGGGTTGTCAAAATTCCAGCCCGACTTCTGCCGCCACACATACACCGTCCCAGCGTCCAGGTAGAACGTCACCGCCCCGTTCTGATCCGTCCGGCCGCTGGCCAACACATTGTTGCCATCCACATCGCTCGTCACCCACACATCCGCGTCGGCGATCGCAGCGCCCCCGACCGAACTCGTCAGCGTGTACACAAACGTGATCGCCCCGCTGCCGGCAGCGCCGCTCAGCAGGTCAATCTGATCTGACAGCGACTCCAGCGTGTCACCATCCCCCCCCACCAGCGCCAGCAGCCCCGCATCCAACTCCGCCTTTGTCGGCGGATCGTAGGCTGTCAGCGCCGCAGCCGCAGCCGCCTGAGTGGCCGTCGCGTCCAGCGGTTCGGATGGCAGATCAGTCACCTCGGCCAGCCGGCCACTCAGCGCCACACCCGCGGAATAAGTCACATTAACAGCAGGGGGATCAGCGTCGATAGCCGCCACGATCTCCACCGCAGTCGGCAGCGCCGCAATGTCCGTCTCTGTGTCGGTGCTGGCTTTGATCGTTGTGCCGCTCAGGCCAACCGTCGTCGTAGGACTGCCCACATTGGCCCAATCAATGCCCGCCTCGCCAGTTGCCGAAACGTCCAGCGTGCGGCCCGCCGTGGTCGGTTGCAACGCCGCCACCTCGAAAAAGCGCACCACCGTATCAGGCGTGGCCGTGTCACCAGCCAGGCCGTCAACATACACCGTCAGCACGTCGCCGCTGCGAACCGAGATCATACCCGACTGCATGGCAATCGCCGTCTCGCCGCTGGCCGCCGTGCAGGTCGTTTTGGGTAGCATCACGTAGGCCGATCCCGCGCCGTTAATCTGCCGCGTGACATAGATCACGTAATCGCCGTTGCCAGCGACCTGATCCAGGCTCACGTCAACCACGACCATGCGGTCAGCATCAGCCGTGTATGCGCCGATTGCTGCCGCACTGGCGATGTTTTGGTTGCTCAGGCTGTCAGTTTCTAGCCAACGTGCTACCGACATAATTCACCGTCCTATGCCGCTGCTACAGTCGTCGCGTCCACCAAGTCCCTGAGCGCCTGCCGCACCTCTGCCGCCGTTTGCATCCAGGCCGCCTCGCCGTTCCACCACGCGATGATGCCGGCCCAGCGGTCGCTAAGCGCCTGCGCCTGCGCCGCGTCCAGCGTGCCGAAGTTGCTTTGCATGGTAGCAGCGCTGATGGCGATGCTGTTAGCCCGCAGGCCGTCGAGCCTGTCCAGCGTCGCCAGCCCGCTGCTGATCTGCCGGATAGCGCCAAGCGCCTCCTGGCCGGTGGTGTTGTTTTGGTAGATGTATACGATGTCTGCCATGAGTCTTGTCTCCTTATGTGTACAAAATTGTTAATTGTGGTCGGTTTTCCGCCGTCGCTTCGCGTGCATACATAGCAGTCGTCAATCCACCGCCGATGCAGTTGAGCATTAAATTTAGCGTTGTCCCAAATGCGCCGCCCACGGCTGTGATGCCGCTGGCATTTAATGTTAGCACAACCCTGGTCGGAACCGGTGTGTTGGCGAGATACGTCAACGTCCCAAATGACGTATTGATGTAGTCCGTTCCTGCGGTTTGGCATCCGGCTGATCCAGCCCACGCCACGGAATTGCCAAAATCCTTATGCGACCACGTAGGGTCACCAACGCCAGCAGTAGCGTTGTTCTGCACCCCTTCCAGCCAGTCAGAATTTGCTGCCGCCAGTTTGTACAATACCGCCGTGCGATTGGTTGTGCGCAGTACAGTCGCAACCAGTGAGAACGTAACCGAAACGCACGAGCCACTCAGAGACGACAGGTCGAAGCGATACAAATAAACGTCAGACTCGCCGTATATCTGTGTCAATCCGTAATTACGCGCCGGCTGTATTTGCCTCAACCAAGTATCAGCAACCGGCGTTAGCGTGATGCTGTTTTGAGCCGCAGCCGCACGCCGGTCGAACGTGGCGCTGAATGGGCGTTGGAAGATGGGGGAGAATGCCATGATGTCAAGCCTTCTGCTAACGTCTCAATTCTGACGGGACCTCTCGGTCATCCGTGTAATCCGGTAATCCGCGTAATCCGTGATTCAGACCCGCCAGTCCCATAACACCCATTATCCCCAACCTTCGCAGCGGGCCGCTGGCCAGCCACGCCAGCCAACAGCCCGCCGCTCCACACTCACGCCGCAGCCTCCACGGCCGCCAGCGTCGTCCCAGCCAGGCTGATCGCCTGCCAGGTCGTCGCGCTCGTGCAGATCGCGATCACCATCGTGTTGGCCGCGATCGCGCTCTCCGCGTTCGCGCCCGCCCCGCCGTTGATCGAGATCGTCGCCGGCGCGCTCGTCCGCAGCTCGTAGCCGCTGGCCCCGTTGCGCAGGATCACAATCGTCCCTGGCGTCGGCGTCGGCAAAATCACGATCTTGTCCGCGTTGTCGCTGGTCACGGTCACGAACTGCAACAGGCCGGCGTCAGCGATCGCTGCGCCAGTCGTTGCCACAGCAGTCACCGCCACGTCCGCCGGGTAGGTGAAGTTGTCCGTGTCCAGCGTCGTCGCCGTCAGCGTCGCCGCCGTCAGCGTCGCCGCCGTCAACGTGCCCCCCACCACCCAGGACGCGCCGCCCTGCTCCTTGTAGTTATCCGGTTGGTAGCTCATCTAACACCTCGTCTCACAATGGCCTGCCCAGTCAACCAATCAACCAATCACCCAATCAACCAGTCAACCAGTCACCAGGCAGGCCATGCTCAGCCCGTCACGCTCAGCCAGCCCACTCGTACACATGCGCGCTCGGCAGCGCAGCCGCCTGCGTCACCGGCATCTCACGCGCGCCAGCCAGCAGGAAAATCACGTCGATGTAGCTGCCGTTCGTCAGCGTCCCGCCCGTCGCCAACGACAGGAAGTGGTGATCCACCGGCAGCGTATCCACCGGGATCGTCCACAGCACGACCTGGCCGTCGTCGTTTGTCACGTCGCACGTGTGGATCAGCGTCGAGCTGATCTGATCGAGCGTCCCGTTCGCCGCGTCCGAGCACTTCGGCTCCAGTGTCGGCGTGTCGCTCGCGTGCAGCGTCCCCAGGTGCGCCAGGATGTGGACATACTCGAAGCCCGACACATCCACAAACGAGCCGCTCGCCGGGTAAGCCGCCACCCCCGACATCGCCGTCTCAGGCTTTGCCGATCCCAGCATCACCTTCATGTTCTTCGCCAAGATGTTGTTCATCTCACTCGCTCCTCATCACCTAATCACCTAATCACCCAATCACCCTGTCATGCTGACGCAGTCCCGAGGGCCGCCGAAGCATCCCTGCTCCGGCGCCCTCAGCCCCAGGATCATCAGGCGCTCACATACTGCGCCCGGAAAGCCGCCGGCAGCACAACCTGGCCGCCCACCCGCTTCCGAGCCACAAAGCCGACCATGTTCTGCTCGGCGTACATCTCCGCCAGCCGCTGCAACGTCATGCCCACGCGGTCGGCGATCCAGTAGAACCTGGGATCGCCGTACCACACCGGGTACGCGCTCGCCGCCACGTCCGCCATGAAGGCGCTGTAGGCCACCGGCTTGCCCAGCAGCATATCCGGCTGGCCGGCCGCCAGGCCGCGCTGCCACAGATAGTCGCCGTTGCCGTCCTTCATCTTGCGGATCGCCCGCCCCGCCGACGTAGCGTTCATGCAGAACACAGCGTTCGGCCAGTACTGCGGAGGCAGCGCATACTGCAGGTCGATCAGACCGTCGGCCGTCAGATAGTTCGCGTCGCCCGTGTTCACCGCCGTGATCACAGCCGCGGCCGCCGCCTGTGTGATCCCCTGCGGCTTGCCGTTGCCGTCGCCCGTCAAGAACTCATCGTCCTCGCCCAGGGCAAACGCCTCGGTGTACAGCTCGCGCAGCAGGCCCGCCACGTCGATAGCCGCATCCTCCATCAGGTCCAGGCTGAGCTGCGTGCTCGCCATCGCCGTGTGCACCGGGATCGCCACCTGCCCGAACGTCGGGTCGGTCTCGTGACTCGTCGAGGCCGGCGTCTCCGGCCCCCAGGTCAGGCGCACGGCCGAGCTGTAGCTGTTGCCGTTCCCCGTCACCTTCGGCGCCTTCACCACGTCGCGGCTCGTCTGAACCACGCGCGCCCGCGGCCGCATCACCACCGCATCCGGCAGCCCACGGATGATCTCCGCCCGGAAATCTTCCGGCACCAGGAAACCGCCCGCCGTGTCGCTGCCCTCCACCAGGTCCTTCAACTGCGCCGGGCCGAAGCCGCCGCGCAGCGCCGTGGCGATCTGCTTGCCCGTCAGGATGATCCGGCCGCCGAACGCGATCTTGCGCTCCGTGCTGTCCAGCGCGCTCGAGCCGCCCCGCACCCACTTGCCGAACGCCTGCCAGTGCTTCCAGCGCAGCTCCTCGAAGGTGCTCACGCCGTAGCTCTTCGCCGGGTAGAGCTGCTCCGCCACCGCCTTCACCTGCGCCACGTTCTCCACGCGGCCCAGCGTGTTCTCCGGGCTGGCCAGCCGCACCGCCGCCTTGCGCAGCGGCTCCGGCAGCGTCTCCTCGTACTCCTCGAAGCCCTCGAAGCTCGCCGTTCCGCCCGCAGCGGCCACCGTCTTCAGCTCCGCGTCCCGCGCCACCACCGCCTTCAGGCGATCCGCCCGCGTCTTGGATGCGTCGCTCTCCTCCATCAGCCGGTCGAACTGCTCAGCCACGTCCCCCGGCATCTCCTTGTCCTTGTACTCCTCGAGCAGCCCCCGCGCCTGTTCCACCAGCCGCCGGCTCTCTTCGTACATCGCCTTGTAGTCCATCGTTGTCACCTCGTCAGTGTCATGCTGAGGTCCGCCGAAGCATCCCTCTTCGCGCCGCGCCTCCCAGCGCCGCGCCTCCCGTTGTCACATCGTCCGGCCCGTCCAACCTCGTCCGCTCCGTCCGATCCCGTCCAATCCGTCCAACCTCCCAGCACAAGGCCCCATAACGCTCCTTATGCCCAACCCTCCGAGCGCCACGGCCCGCCGCCCCTGGTGCCCTCGACCAACACCGCCAGGTAGTGGGAGAGAGCGGCCAGGCGCCGCGCGTGCGGCGACTCGCAGTTATCCGACAGCGCCCAGCGCCCGGGTCATCAACTCCACCCGGCGCCGGCGCATTGCCATCTCCATCTCAGCCGTCATCGCCGCAGGAGGCGCCGGCATCTCCGCCGGCTCCTCCCAGCGTCCCCGCCGGCGCACATCCTGGAGCACATCGCTCGCCGTCATGCCCGCGTTGAACGCCTCCAGCGCATCGCCGATCAGGCCCGACAGCGCAATCCGTTCCTCGCGCGTCACCAGGCCATTGCCGAACAGCTCGTCGGCGATCTCCGTGAAGTTCAAGTGGATCCGGCTCTCGATCCACTCCGCCAGCGCCTTCTTATCCATGCTCTTCAAATTCGCCGTCGCCGCGTTCATGCCCCACAACACGTCCGAGCACTCCCACAGCCGGATCTCCTTCAGCCGCCGCCGCACCGTCCGCCCGGCCACCGCCAACCCCTGCGGATACTCCGCCTGGATCGCGTCATAGCCGATGCTCATCTCGCCAATCGCCCCGGCCCGCAGCCCCGCCAGCACCTCATTGCCCCGCGGCGTGTCCAGGTACTCCCGCTTCACCAGCAGGCCGCCCGAGGCCTCCGGAAACTGCGCCAGCACCTCCGCCGGCAGCTCGTCCCGTTCCGCCTCCCGGATCTCCACGATCTTGGCGATAGGCGGCTGGCCAGCGTCATGCTGCCACAGCCAGCGCAGCCGGCCGCCCCGCTCCGCCAGCGTCTTCCGGTACGCCCCCGGCTCGATCACGTCGCCCCCGTCGTCCACGTTGCCGAAGATCGACGAGAACCCCGTCACCACCCGGTCAGCGATCTCTTTCCACTCGTGCCCAGCCTTCCGCTCCATAATACCCTCCAGCGCCATCCGGCCCCGTCCGATCCGTCCCACTCGTCCGAACCGTCCGAGTTCCTGCTCTGGCCGGTCTCCGACCGAGCCAGTCCGCCTAGCTATACTTCTCCAGCGTCACACTCACCGTCGCATCCGAGCCGCCCTGCCTGATCAACTGCACCGCCTGCACGTTCTTGTTGCCGCTGACCACCACCGTGGCCCCGGCAGCCAGGTACATCCCCACCGTAGCCGTCGGCGTCGTCCCGTCCCACGTCATCACCGCCGGCTGCGTGTGCGCCGTAATCACCGCCCGGTCCGCCGCCGCCAGATCACCCGCCGTCCACGACCACCCCGCCGCGCTGATCGCCACCGCCGTGCTGCTGATCGTCGCACTCTTCGTCCGGTAAGCCACCGGCGCCTGTAAACTCGGCATCATCACACCTCACTCACCAACGTTCGCGCGCAAACCATCCTGCGCGCCTTTGTACGGGCATGAATGCGGCACGATTGCCGCAATCGATGCCCCCTACGGCATCGCCGCCTGTATCCGCGCCTCGAACAACGCCTGGATATTCGGCTCCATCAGCCGCGCCACCTGCTCATCCGTCCGCCAGCGGCCCCGATGCACCGCCGCCTGCTCGTCCACCGACTGCACAAACGGCCCGTACACCGTCACATTGCCCACCGTGCCCACCAGGTCATCGCCCTGCCGGCTGACCTCCGTCGTCCAGCGCCGTCCCAGCGTCCCCGTTCGTCGATACGGCACGCTGATCCGGCCCTCGCGCAGCGCCGCAAAAAACCAGCGCCGCTGCTTCTCGCTCTTCCACACCATCCGATAGCCCGACGGCTGAGGCGGGTACACAGCGATCTGCGTCCGCACCCGCTCCACTGCCGTCTCCATCGTGTCGCGCAACACCTGCAACGACTCCAGCCGGCCGACCGCCGCAATCAACTCGTCCAATCCCTCAATCCGCACATACGCGTCACTCATAATACCCAATCACCCAATCACCCAATCACCCAGTCACCTACACCACCGCCGTCACCCAACACCTGCACCTCGGATGCGCCGGCGGCGCCTCATACGTTCGACCCTCGAACCGCCCGGCCCGGCCGCCGCCGCCCGGATGCACAAACGGGCTGCCCAGCTCCGTCACAACGCCATCAGCCAACTGCTGATCAATACTGCCAGGCACCGTTTCACCCTCGCTCCACTCCAGACCGCCCAGCGGCCCGCAAACCGGGCACACCCGCTCGTCATTCGCCGTATTCCAGCGCATCGAGCGCACCACGCCCGTCTGCTGCCACGCCCTGATCTGCCCCTGCGCATACGCCCGGGTGATCTCCGTCGAAGCGATCAACTCAGCCCGCTCCCGACTCCAGATCCCCAGCGTCACCAGCTCGTCAATCAGGTCCGCCAACGGCAGCCCATTCTGCGCCCACCGCTGGATCGCGCCTCGCAGCGTGTCCCGCGTCGTCTGATCCAGATCCCGGATCAGCTCAAACGAGTAGCTATCCAACCACTCCAACACATACGTCGCCACCAGCGTCCAATCGATCCCAATCCCGCCAGGCTTCCCCTCGCCTCCGCTGGTCGAGTAGGCTGCCGCAGCGCCTCCGCTGGTCGAGTAGGCTGCCGCAGCCGTATCGAGACCATCCAGCCCCACCGCCCGCCGCGCCGCCGTCACCCCCAGCAGCGCCGCCGGCCGCAGCGCCTGATACACCGCATCCCGCAGACCCTTCGAAGCATCCGCCAGCCTGGTCTCCATCAGCGCCACATCCTCGTCGCTCTCCGGCCGGATCGCCGCCCACTGCTCGCCCAGGGCCGCCCCGATTCGCCGGGCCGCCCTGCGCTCCAGCTCAACCCGCTCAGCGTTGTCGCCATCCTCGTCGCTCGGACTGTCAGTCCTTCCGAGGACTGACAGTCCTGGCCCAACTGCCAGTCCTGAACCCGTCGAATAATCCCCATTATGGATAGCCCCTCCACCCCAACCAAAAGGGCTTCCGGCCTTCCCACCACCCTCCTCCTCGTCCTCTCCCTCCCCTTGCTCTTGCTGTGACCGGTCTGTGCGCAGCCCCCCGGAGGGGCCTGACCGAGCCACGCTCGCCGGCGTCTGCGTAATCGCGGGGACTCCGATCTGCTGCTCCTCCGCCGCCCGAAACCCATCCTGCGCCGCATCCGTCGGCGGCAGCCCCGCCAGCCGGCGCGCCTCATTCCTCGTGGCCACCCCACCCAGGAACGCCCGTACCGCCGTCTCCCACGTCGCCGTCTGATCTTTTCGCAGCGCAGGCACATTGCTGAAATCATAACGCAGCCACGCGTCCTGGAAATCAGGCTCAGCCAGTTGCAGGTTCAACTGGTTTTCAAAGCGCAAATACAACGGGCCTATTGTGTCTTCCCAAAACGATGTCCGCGCCTCGCCATAGTTCGCAAACGTCGAGCGATCCAGCCCCACCTTCGCCCCCACCAAAATGGGCGGCACCTTCAGCACCGAGCAGATCCTGGCCTCGTTGCGCGCGTCCAGATGCTCGAAGCCCAACTCCTGCATCGACAGCCCCAGCCGCTGGTACTCCGCGTCCGCGTCCAGGATCATCACGTCGCCCCAGTGGCTCATCCCCGCATACTGCGCCCTGATCCTCGCCCTGATCCTCGCCACCTCGCTGTCCACCAGCTTCTGCTTGCTCTTCAGCAGGCCGAACGGCACCACCGCGTTGTCGAAAAACTGCTTCAGGAACTTCGTCGTCGCGTTGTCCACGTCGCCGACGTAGGCCGCAGCCATCAGCGGCGACCGCCCGCGCCCCAATCCTTCCAACACATCCAGCGGGTTAGGGTACTTCACGTCGATCATCTCTTCGGGCAAATAGGGCGTCTTCCCGCCGTCCGTCTCGTACACATAGCCCAGCAGCTCCCCCCCCCTCGCCACCGGCCGCACACAGTCCGGCCGCAGTGGGAACAGCGCCTCCACCGGCCCCCTGGGCGTTCGCCGCACCTTCACCAGGTACGCGTTGCCGTCCAGCTCCAGGTAGGTCAGCAGCAGCTCCTGCAACTCGTACCAGCTCATATAGCGGTTCGGCCTGCGCACCAGCCTGGCCAGCGGATGCGCGTCCGGCAGCATCTTCGGCTCGTCGTGCTGGCCCGTGTAGGCCCGCAGCGGCGCCACCGCTGCCGTCTCCGCCTTGCGGGCGATGCACGAGTAGATGATCGCATTGCCGTGGTAGCCCTCGGCCGCATAGCCCGCCAGCGTCGCCTCCGTCCACTGCGGGTCCCCCTCCGCCCACATCGGCCACGTGTACGGCGACTCCACCTCGCGCGCCTTGGCGGCCGCTGGGACCCGCTCCAGACCTACCACGCCCGCCAGCACATCCAGCACGCTCATTCGCCCCTCCGCCACAACCGATACAGCAGCGTCCCTGTTGCCGCCGTCAGCGCCCCGGCCACCGCCAGCGCGCCCAACGTCACCAGCAATCCGGTCGACGCGCCAAACCCGCCCTGGCTGGCCAGCCATAGCCCGACGATGCTCAACAGTGCCCACAGGCCAATGGCCGCGCCGATCTGAGCCGACCAAAAATCCGTCGCCAGGCCCAGCCGTCGCCAGCGCGCCCAGAGCAGCACTGTCCAGAGCGCTGCCGTCACCGTGATCAGCGGGTACAGCGCCAGGTAGCGCACAGTCTGCAACGTCTCGCTCACAGTACTCTCCAGGTCAGCCCGATCAGCGCCACCAGCGTCACCATCGCCATCAAAACCACCAGACCGATGTACAGGCGCGGCACCGCAAACGTGCCCTTGCGCAGGTCGCCGATGGCCGTGCGCAGCTCCTGCACATCCTGCACCAGCCGCCGCACATCGGCCTCCAGCACCGCCTGCTTGGTTTTGATGTCGCTGACCTGCTCGCCTACTCGGTCCATCTTGTCACTCATCGACCGCAGGAGTTGGTTGTCTATCCCGTCAAGATTTTGTTGATATGCCATGCTATCCGCCACAAACAACTGCGGTTTTCGGGCGTCGCCCTCCAGCGCCGCAGCCTCCAGCCCCGTCTCGTGTGCCTGTCGTAAACTTGCCCCCGCCTCCAACGCCTGCACCAAGGCCACGTTGTACTCCACCGCAGCCGTGTCCGCCACATCCTCTGACATCGCCACCACGCTCACCCCGCGTTTTGGCAGCACATCCTGAAAGCCCAACGACAACGCCGCCTGCTCTGGCCGCGTCGCCGACTCGCACGTGGCCAGCACCGCCAACCGCGTGCCGTGTCGGGAGAGCTGGCTGGCCAGCCAGTTCGGCGACACCGCCCGGCCATCGCTCAACAGCAGCCTGGCTGGCGCGCCGTGCCCGCTCCAGATCATCACGTCGTAGCGTTGCCGTTCCAGCCGCTCCAGCACCCACGACGCGTTCACCTCCGGTCCCACCAGCGCCGTCAGCTCTACGCCCCGTAGATGGCCGATCCGCAGCAATTCGGTCGTGACCTTCAGCGCAGGATACCCCTGCACCTCCGGCCCGACCAGCAAAACGCTTACACTCGTCGCCATGCACCATCATCCAATCGCACCTGCGCTCACTTCACCCTACCGCGCTCGGGCCGGTCTCTGACCGTGCCCGCCCGTCCAACCCAACAAAAAAGCCCGCGTCCACATCCTCATGTGGACCACGGGCATCGAGTGCTCTGTGTGGTCTCCGACCCGGCGTCCCGCCCTTCGCCGCCTCTCAGCAGCCTGGGCCCTGCGCTCTCAAAAGTCGTTCGTTCGCTTTCATACTATCACAGTGAAAGCGCCTTGTCAAGCCTGAAATGCCTGAGCATAATGCGGGTTATTGCCCATCCTCCCCCCCTCCCCCCCTCTCTCCCTCCCCCCCTCTCTCCCCCTTCCCCCACCCCACACTCACCGCCCCAAAGAAAATCCCGCCGCTGCGCATCTCCTGCGCCTGGGCCAGGAACACATCCAAATCCACCAGCGCCTGCTGATCCCCGCGCGCAATCTCCAGCAGCCGCCGCTCCGCATCGATCCGACACAACAGCTTGCCACTCGCCGACCGTACATCCTGCCATTGTCCCATCATCGCAACCTCCGATCCGGCAATCACCCAATCAACCAGTCAACCCTGTCATGCTGAGGTCCGCCGAAGCACACTTGCACCGCACTGCAAGTGCAGGTGTCCCCCATCACTTCGCCTTCCGCTTCCACGTCGCCGTGCTCGCCGCCGCAAACGTGCCGATCACCGCCCAGATCGCCGCCAGCCCCAGCAGCTCCCACGGCCCGATCTCCGGCCAGCGCAGCAACAACACCACCCACGGCGCCAGCGCCACACTCACAAAGCACACCAACGCCACCACATTCCCAACCGACCAATACCTGACTTCCATGACCTGATCTCCTTGTCTACCAGTTTACCAATTTCCCAATCTACCAATCTACCAACCTACACAAAAATCCCACTCCCCCCCGCATACCGCCGCCCCACCTGGGCCAGCGCGTACGCGTCCGCCCGGTCGTCGTGCTCACCCTCCGGCGCGCGCAACGTCGAGCCGTTGATGCTCGCCAACTGCGTCCACGTGTCGAACGAGTGCAGGATCGTCGCCTGATCCCGGAATGCATCTGCCGTCTCGTTGTACAGCAGCGCCTTGCCCTGGCTGGTCGAGTGCCAGCCCTCCCGGCCGTCGAAGCCGCTGACCCGCTGCAGGCCGCTGTGATCCCGCAGCCACAGCAGCACCGCATGGCCGTGATTGTTGCGTTCCACCATCAGCGCCGCATGGTTGTACCAGCGCCCGATCCGATCCGCATACCCGGCCAGCACGCTCGGCTCAAACTTGCCCGCCAGGCTGGCCACCTCCTCCCCCGTCGCCGCCTCCAGCACACACAGCGCGCTGTCGTCGCTCGTCGGGTTGCCCTCGGCCGGGTCCGCCCCGATCACGTAGCGCAGCCCCTCCGCCGGCAGCCGGTACACCACCAGCCCCGGGATCGCTGGCGCGCCCGCCGGCAGGTCGGCCAGTGGCTCCAGCTCCTCGTAGCACTGCTCCAGCCAGGCCGCAGCAATCCGCTTGTCCAGCGACCTGGGCGCCAGCGCCTGGCCATCCGTCGCCGGGTATTGCTCGTGCAGGTCGTCCTCGCTGCCCGTGCGGCTCACAATGTCCACCCGCTGCGCCTCATACCAGGCCGCGTCGCGCGCCGGCCGCACATTCCACGGCAGAAACACCGGCGCCCAGCCGTTCAGCCCCTTCCTCGCCGCGCGGTAGATCGCCTTGAACTCGCTGTTCGGCCGGCTCTTATCCGACCGGCTCAGCAGCACCATCCGCCCCCCGCCATCGATGGTCGGCTTCACCGCCCGCATCAGGCTGTTCAGGTTCGGCGCCAGGTCCGCCTCGTCCACAATCGCCAGCGTCGCCGTGTAGCTATCGCCGGCCGTCGTCGGAAACGCCCGCGCGATGGAGCCGTTGCTGAACATCAGCTCGTGCTTGTTGTCACTCACCACCCCGTGCCCGCTCTGCACGTGCTCCGGCAGCCGCCGCCACATCCCCCCCAGCCGCTCGTCGCCGAGGAGGTACATCGCCTCGTCGTCCCGCTTGCTGAAGAGCAGCACCGTCGCCGCCGGCCTGAACAGCATCAGCCACAGCGCATAGCTCAGCACCAGCCAGGTCAGCCCGAGCTGGCGCGCCTTCAAAATCACCGTCAGCCGGTGCTCGTGCATCACCCGCAGCGTATCCCGCTGCGCCGGCCACAGCGCGAACGGCAGCCAAACCCGCTCCGTCGCGTCGTAGATCTGGCAATGCCGCTCCACAAACAGCCCCGGCGAGAAGAAACACTCATCCACGTCCCGCAGCTCCGCGTCAGTCACGCCCCACTCCCCCGTCCGCATCGTCCAACTCGTCAGACCGGTCCAACCCGTCCGCCCACTCCCAGCCGCTAACATCCATGCCCCGCTCGACCAGCCTCACCCAGTAACAGCCAGGGAGCACGTTATAAGTAAAGCGCCTGCGGAAATCCTCGACGTGCAGCTTGCCGACCTTGCCGTCGTGCGGAACCGTGCATGGCGGGTTAAGCTCCATGAACACAACGTCGTCACCATCGCGCCTGACCACGACGACATAGAACGCATACATCTCCGTGAACCTATCCCCTGGCTGAGGATCAGCCATCGCCGCCGCAGTCGCGTCTTTGTCGTTGTCGGGAAAGTAGATACTCATTGCTCCTCTGCCTCCAGCGCCCTCTGCATCGCCGCAATCCGCTCCGCCGCCGTCACCGTCGCCACCTGCACCTCGCCCCCCAGGATCACCCCGGCCTTCGGCGAGTACTGCCCCGTCAGCTCCAGGAACAGCCGCCGATCCTGGAACGTCTTCGGGTCCGGCGTGCTGGCCAGCGTCGCCAGCGCCTGGTACACACTCGCCACGTGCTCCATCAGCAGCAGCCGCGGCAACTCACTGATCCGCCGCTCGATCTCCGGGTCCCGATAGCGCCACTCCCGCATCGTCGAGGTGGCCACCCCCAGCCGCCTGGCCAGTCCCCCCAGCGTCTTCGGGTCTCGCGCCTCCTTCGGCGTGCAGCACCAGGCGATGTACAGCGCCCGCCGCCAATCCCAGCGTCGCTTCCCCTCCTCGTCCCGCTCATCCAGCAGCGCGTCGTACAGCTCCATCCACGTGGGCGGCGCCACATCCTGGGCCTGCAACCCCGCCAGGTGCTTATCCAGTTCCCGCTTCTTTAGCCGGCTCACATCCTGGCCAGGCGCTGCCGGCGGCGCCGTAAACCCCCGCGGGCCCTCAAGCGGCTCGGGCCGGTCTCCTGACCGTGCCCGCTCCTCCAATCGGTCGATCAGGCCAATCACCCGCACCAGCTCACGCCGCGCAGAAGCATCCCCCGCCTCGGCGTCCCGATGCAGTCCCAGTAGTTGCCCCTTCAGCAGTTGCAGGTTCAGATTTTCAGCCATGAAAGGTTAGCCATAATGACACTTATTGACCACCCACCAGCACCGGCGTCTTGCCCGTCATCGTCGCCCACCGCTCCAGCGCCACCGCCACATACCCCGGCTCGATCTCCACGCACCGCGCCCGCCGCCCCAGCCGCTCGCAGGCAATCAGCGTCGTGCCGGAGCCAAGGAAGGGATCGACCACGATCTCACCCGGCTTTGTCATAGACAGCGACCACTCACCGACTTCCACCGGCTTCTGCGTTAAGTGCTGTTTGTCCTTCAGCACAACAGGCAATCGGCACACACCCGGATAAGATGGCGTCCCATCGTTCAGCGGCAAGCTGCCAGCACTGCCCCAGACCACATATTCGCACTGAGGCTTGAAGCGACCATACAACGGCCGCGCAGCTTCCGTCTTGTCCCAAACTGCAACGCCACGCCATAGCCATCCCGCAGACTGAACAGCGTCAGTCAGCGCAGGTAATTGCCTCCAGTCGATGAATAGTGCGAACACTGCCCCCGGCCTCGCATGTTGCAAAAACAATGATAACCACAAGTGGCACCACGTGATCCAGGAGCGTTGATCCTTGTTGTCACCGGCAAAGTCGAGATACTGAACCTGAACTTCGTCATTTCTGAACTGGTACTTGTCCCTGGTCGATGCTTGGCGATCACCGCGCGTAAAACCGCCGCTGCTGTAAGGGGGGTCAGTAACCACACCGCCAAGCTTCTCCCCGCCCATCACCCGCGCCACTACCTCACGATCCGTGCAATCGCCGCAGATCAGCCGATGCTCGCCAAGCTGCCACAGTTGCCCCGTGGCCGTCCCCCACTTGGCTTGCAACTCCGCAGCCTTGTCCACCTGCGCCCCTGGATCGTCGCCGGCCGGCTGCTCCAGCGTCGCCAGCAACTCCCGCAGCCGCTCCTCCGACCCCGCCGCCAACGCCGCCAGCTCCCGATCCACATCCGCCAGGCTCGCCGCCAACGCAGCCAGCGCCGCCTCGTCCGGGTCTCCCAGCCGCGCCAGCTCGTTGTCAGCCGCCACGAACGCCAGCGCTTGCGCCTCCGTCCACTCCTCGCTCATATCGCTGGCCAGCAGCGTCTCCCAGCCTAGCCGCTTCGCCGCCTCAGCCAGCCCGTGGCCCGCAATAATCAACCCGCGCCAGATCACAATCGCCTTCGGCTGCCCGAACGTCTCCAGGCTCTGCGCCAGCCGCCCGACCTGCGCCTCGCTGTGTCGATTGTAGTTCTGCGGATGCGGCCGCAACTCCGCCAGCCGCGCGTCGATCAGTCGTCCAGTCATCTAGTCACCGCCTTGCGCTGGGCCAGCCACACCGGCCGCACCCGCTCACCCCGCCGCAGCTTCGGCAGCCGGCCCCCGTGCCCCCGTCGCCGCTCCCGCTCCCCGTCATGATAGTCCATCCCGTTGGCCAACGTCAGAAATCGCCAACCTGACCAGCTCATCTTTTCCATCGCCGCCACCGCGCCGGCGATAGCCTCGCTCAACGTCTTGAAACTTTCGCTGAACTGGGTCACCGCGACCGCCGATCTCGCAAAACTTTCCAGCGTGTCTGCCTGCATGGCGATGACAGCCTCCCGAAAAACCGCCAACTGCTCATCGCTCAGCCGCAGCGGCTCCATACTTATCGCCGGCGCCGCCACCTCGCGCGGCCCCGGTATACGATACTTCGTAGACAGAGCCAGCCGTTCAAGCAACATGCTTCACCTCCATCGGACAAAACTGATTTTGCCATCAACCTTCTGGTACTCCGCCGTCACCACCGGGCACGGATCGCCGGCCTTCGCATCCGGTACCTCCGCCCCCTCGATGACCAGCCGGATCGTCCGCGGCAGCGGTGCCCACGTCGCCTGCACCACGTCCGTATCACCTGGCAGCATGAGCACATCCGCCAGAAGCTCACAACTCACGTCAAGCATCGCTTTGCCCACGCTTCACCTCCAAAAATCGCCAAAATCGCCAAAATCGCACCTAACCTTTCCGCGCCACTCCGCCGCAGCCGCTTGCGCGCTGTGGCTATGCGCAAAGCCAGCGAGAGGACTTGAACCTCCAACCTGCCGCTTACGAAGCGGCCGCTCTACCCGTTGAGCTACGCCGGCGCCATTCGTCCGACCCGTCCTACCTCGTCCAACACGTCCAACTCCTAACCCTCCACCAGCTCCAAATACTCCACATACACCCACCCCTTCACCACCCCCGGCTGCCGCCCGTACACATCCGCCGCCCCTTGCGCCTCAAACCTCCCCGCCGGCAGCAACACCGCATCCACCCCACTCTCCGCCACCCCCAGGCTGTCCGAGTACACCGTCCGCCCATCCGTCCCCAGCCAGCCAAACACATACCCCTCCCCATACCCCGCCTGGTTCGTCGCCCCCGTCACATGCACAATCGTCCGCGGCCGCAGACTCGCCCCAATCGCCGCTGAGCCGTCGCCCGCCACCCGCAAGTTCAGCGACCGCTCCGTAATCACCCGGTACTGTCGTGTCAATTCAGCCAATACCGTACCCTCCTCGTCGGAGCCGTGGCCACCATCTCGCCCTCCGGCCCCGCCAGCACCATCACCGGCGTATTCCGCTCCATCTCCACCCGCGCCTCCACCGCATCCGCCGCCATGCGCAGCGCCGCCTGCGCGTGCCGCAGCGTCTCCACACGTTCGCGCGCAAACCACAACGCCAGCGCATTCGCCACCACCGCCCAAACCGCCAACACCACAGCCATCCACAACGGCACCATGATCACCTCCGAACCGTCCAACAGTGTCCACAACCCGTCCGACCACAACCTACTCGCCGCGCGCCCGCCAGCTCTCCACAAACGTCCCAGGGCACACCCAGCGCCCCGTCCGCTCGCCCAAGTGCGCGGCCAGCCTCTCAGCATCGCCCGGGCCCAGCAGGAACAGCGCGCCGTCAGTCGGGTCTGGCCATCTCGACCACCACAGCGCCGCCGCCAGGTCAGCAGGCCCCGGCTCAGCGTCGCCATACCACACATCGTTCCGCTGCGCCACGTGCGCCACCGCCAGCTTCGCCTCGAAGTCGCATCCCGGCGTCTCCCCGGCGATCACCCTGGCCAGCGCCAGCGCCTCCAGCAGCGCAAACAGCGCCATAACAGTTCTTATGCTCATCCTTTTGCTCACGCCCCGCCAGGGCTAGAGCCATCCACGGCGCCCGCTCCTACCGTCCAACTCGTCCAATCCCGTCCGATCCGTCCGACAACCCTACGCCGCAAACAGCCACCTGGGAGATCCCAGACTTCACCCTGGCGGAGCGATATCGCCAACCTCCTGCAACCGCTCGATCAGCCACAGCCGCGCTGCCGGCAGCACCTCGATCCATGCCTGATGATGGCCCCGGCCAGGCTGGTGGATCAGCACCCGGCCATCCGGCGTGCGCCACACCTCCAGCCCGGCCGCGCCGTCTAGTGCTCCGACAAAACCGCCAACTGATCGCACGCCGATGTCGCCAGCTCCATCCATGACCACAGCCACTCCAGGTCCAGCGGCAGCCGCGTCTCAACCCGTTTGCCGCCGAACGCCCGCTCGATCACCAGCGCATCGCCCGACCGGTACGCCCGGCCCTCTTCATCCTGCGCCAGCAGCAGCGCGCCCAGCGGCAAGCGCTCCCGCTTGCTCGCACTCACAGCGTAAACCTCCGGCGCACCACCTGGTTGACGATTGACACGCTGCGGTCAGCCGCCAGGCCGATCAACACCGCCTCCCACCAGGTCGAGATCGCAACCCCGGCCGCGCGTGCACCAACCAGCACCACAGCGCCGATCACCAGCGCAGCCAGCACCATCCGCACCCCCGGCCAGATCCGCACGAAAAGCTCCTGCGTCGTCATCCGTCCCGCCGCGCGCACCGCAGCCTCAGCCGGCCACAGCGCCGTCACCGCGAACGGCAGCACACTCGACAACAGCACACCCACAGCCACCCACACAAACGCCGCCCAGTCCGCCATACCACACCTCCGATTCGTCCAACCCGTCCGAGATGTCCAACGACACCCGGCCCAGGAAAAACAAAAGGCCCCTGTTTTTGCCATAGCAAACACAGGAGCCCCTCGCCGCGTTGTGGGTCTCACGACCCGTTTTCACAGCCCCATTGTAAAACCGTTTTCCCTCCCTGTCAAGTTGGTTTTCCCCCTCACCTGATCCGCCACCCATCCACCGGCGAGGCCGACTTCGCCGCCCGCTCGATGTCCACCTCAGCCAGCCGCACATAGATCAGCACCGTCTCCAATTTCTCATGGCCTAGCATCCGTTGCAACTCCAGCGGGTTCCCCCCGTTCCTCAGGAACCAGATCGCGAACGTATGCCTGAAGCGATGCGGATGCACCCCCTCCACCCCGGCCCGATCCCCGATTCGTTGCACCAGGTGCAGCAGCCCTGCCCGTTCCAGCGCCGTCCCTTGCCGCGTCGCAAACAGCGGCGAGGTCTTCACCGTTTCCCGCGTCGCCAGATAGCGCCACACCGCCAGCCGGCTCGTGTCCCCCAGAAACACCGTCCGCTCCTTGTCTCCCTTGCCGTGCAGCACCCGCATCCGGCCCCGCCTCTCGTCATAGTCCGCCAGCCGCAGCGCCGTCAGCTCGCTGGCCCGCAGCCCCGTATCCAGCAACGCCAGCAAGATCGCCCGATCCCGCAGCGCCGTCGGCCGCTTCGCCGCCACATTCCGCTTCCACGTCCGGTCGTAAGGCTCCATCTGGTCGCACGCCCGCAGCAGCCGCCCGACCTCCTCCTGGGTGAACGGCTCGATCACCGGCCGGCGCCAGCGAGGCCGCTTCACCCCTCGCACCACGTGCGTCGATCCCAGCGCCCCCTCCGCCCACGTCCACAGCGCCGACAGCCCCGTATGCGCATTCAGCAATGACTTCGGCCCCAGCCCCTGCTCAGCCAGGCCATTCAGCAGCCGCTGCACATCCTCCGCCGTGATCCTGTCGAAAGCGCACTCCGGCCCCAGCAGATCCACCAGCCGCCGGAACGTAATCCCATAATCCGCCTGCGTTGCCCGCGACAACTCCCGTCGCCGCGCCAGCCAAAAGCCATCGATAGCCCGATCCAGCCGCATAGCGCACCTCCGATCCATCCATGCGCGCCCACATCCCGCCGCCACGGCGTGACATAAGCCCCAAAGGCTGGCGATAATACTACCAGCCCCGTAAAACCAGCGTTCCCCTACCGGATGTGGTAGAGGAACGTTGAGCATAATATTTTCCAGTCGGGGCGAGAGGATTTGAACCTCCGACCTCATGGTCCCAAACCATGCGCGCCCAGGTTCCGCTCTCCGGTCGCATGGCCGGCCACACCGCCATCCATGCTACCTCACACCGCGACCACCATCCTGCAACCATCCCTCAGCCACCTGAACAAAACCTGCGCGATAACCCCGAATGCCTGGGGATAATATCGCGCCCAGCGCCCTCGCGCCCAGTCGCCCATGCAACCCGACACACCAGCGCATTCACTGCCTCACATGAAACCGAAAGCATAATATACATTATGCCCGCGCTTTTCAGCATCCAACGCTGTCCACCAGCACGCCCGCCGGCGTGTACAAGTCCGCCTGGTCGCCCTGGTTATTCCAAATGTTCTGCGTCGTCCACAGCAGCCGGTTCCCCGAGCTGGGCGGCGCATTACCAGCCGACTGCACATACACCACCGCGCCCGGCGCCAGCGCATACGATGGGAACGTATACCACTGGTCGCCCACCACGCTGTGGATCCGCCAGCCTGCCATCTGGATCGTCACCGCGCCCGTGTTGTCGACTCGCACATACTCCGGGTTCGACTGGCAACTCAGCACGCCGATCACCGCGTCGCCGCCCGGCCTGGGTGTTGCCGTTGGCGTTCTCGTCGCCGTCGCCGTCGCCGTTGGCGTAGCGCTGGGCGTCCTCGTAGCCGTGGCCGTCCACGTCGAGGTGGGTGTCCTGGTCGCCGTCGCCGTCCACGTCGAGGTGGCCGTCGCCGTTGCGCTGGGTGTCTGGGTAGCCGTAGCCGTTGGCGTGGCGCTGGGTGTCCACGTCGAGGTGGGCGTTGCCGTCGGCGTCACCGGCTCGCCATGCACCCACACCAGCGGCAGCCACACGGACGCCTGCAACAACACCACCGCCAGCGCCAGCAGCTTCATAGCACTTTGACCTCATCGCCGATCACCAGGTACACCCGCCGGCCGGCCCGCAGCCGCCGTGCCGCCCGTAGCCAATCACTCCACCACCCGTGCATGGTTTGCTCTCCTCAGTTGATCCGCCAGTTGCAGCAGGATCCGTTGATTTTCCGCCGACAGCTCCGTAAACAACTCCAGCATCTCCTGCACCAGCCGATACTCCGCCGGCGAGCCGACCTGGTAGACTACCCGGCCTTCGCTGATCGACGCCGGCCGGCTTTCGCCTAGGGGATCGTCAGACCAGCCCATCAGGTACTCCGGCCGCACGCCCAGCGCAGTCGCCAGGGCGATGATCACATCAGCGGTCGGGTTCTCTACCTTGCTACGCTCAAGATCGGAAATGTAGGCTCTACTGACGCCGGCCCTGCGCGCTAAGTCGTCCTGGTTCAGCTTCAGGTCACGACGTGACAGTAACAGACGAGTAGATAGAGCGTCGCTCATGGCTATATTTTCCTCCTAACCGCATCAGTCCGTCGTTGTCAACATTAAATTTTCGCCAACAGCCGCAAAACTGCCTTTTCGTTCTTGACTATGTGGCCCAACGTGGTACAATGCGGACAGTAACGATAATTATCGCCAATGACCGCAAGGAAACGCGTATGCTAACCCAAACCATCAAGGCCCGCGTCACCCCCGACCTGATAGAGCGGCTCGACCGCATCGTGGCTGCCGGCATCCTAGACCGCTCCGACCACATCCGCAAGGCCCTGGTCGATTACGTCGAAAGCCACGAAGCAGCCGCCCAGGCCAAACCCGGCCCCACCGAAACCAAGTAACCACGATGCGACCCGTTTTCACACCACCCCCCTCGCATCCCTACCCACCGGGCGCCAACCGGACACAAACCGGGCGTTGATCGGCTGCTGGGCCTGGCTCAGCGGCTGATTGGTGCCTGCCCCTCCCACCAATCGACCGCTGAGCCAGGCCCAGCGCCATCCGCTGTTATTCATCCGCTGTGATCTCCCCATCCATGTACCAGCTAACTCCCTCCCACCGCCCCACCGACACCGACGCCGGACCCAACACCCAGCGCGCCGGCTTCGGCGCCGCCTTCGAGCAGGCCCTGGCCACCACCACCCTCGACAGCATGTTGCGCGACTGGGACAACGCCCGCGTCGCCTGGCTCAAGAAACGCAAAAGCCAGAACACGCGCGACAGCTACGAGACCGCCCTCTCCCAGTGGTACATGTTCATCGGCGCCGACCCCTGGCTCGTGGACCAGCGCTACCGCGCCCCCTACGCCCGCGCCCTCGAGGCCGGCGTCCTCATCCACCCCGACGACCTGCCCCCCGGCCTCGACCCCACCCCCCGCCAGTTCCGCGCCCAGCCCTGGATGATCAGCAGCTTCCACGTCAACGAGTGGATCCACTGGATGGCCAACCTCGGCAAGGCCCAGGCCACCATCGGCCAGCGCCTGGCCGCCGTCTCCAGCTTCTACGAGCACATCATCCACGACTCGCGCATCGACGGCGAGGGCATCGAGCGCACCATCTTCTACGACCGCACCGGCCGCACCCGCGCCAACCCCTTCAAGAACAACAACGTCGAGCGCCCCGAGATCACCCCCTTCGGCAAGGCCGCCCCCGTCCCGCTGGAGATGATCACCGCCATGATGACCAGCATCAACACCGACACCCCCACCGGCGCCCGCGCCTTCGCCTTCCTGGAGACCTGCATCCAGACCGGCTGGCGCTCCGCCGAAATCCGTCGCCTGCGCTGGTCCGACATCCAGGAGAACCCCCTCTACCGCAACGAGTGGATCGTCCGCTGGGCCGGCAAGGGCGGCAAAGAGCAGCTCGAGGCCTTTCCCCGCAAAGCCTACGACGCCATCGTCCACTACCTCAAGACCGCCGGCCGCTGGCCCGTCCTCGACCCCGACCAGCACATCTGGACCCGGATGCAGAACGGCCACGCCATCGGCCTCGGCCTCGAGCCCGACAAGCCCTACATCTCTGGCTCCCAGGGCAACGCCATCCTGCGCGCCGCCCTGCGCCGCGGCCTCATCAAGGCCCTCAGCTACACCAAAGAAGCCGCCGCCGAGGAGGCCCGCAAGCACCACCTCCATAGCCTGCGCCACTCCCACGCCCAGCGCTACATGGACCTCTACAACGATGTCTACGGCTTGCAGAAACGGATGCACCACAGCAACTTCAACACCACCCGCATCTACGCCGAGAGCGACGCCCTCAAGCGCATCGCCCCGGCCCAGCAACTGGACTTCGGCTATTGATCGCATCGCGCCTGTCATGCTGAGGTCCTCCGAAGCATCCCCCTCAGCATCGCGCCGCCCCGCAGCACGGACAAGCAGCGGCGCAGGACGGGCCATAAACAGGGTTATGATCGGACACTTTACAGAGACAACAATCACTGACCCGGCCCTGGGAGGCGGTGACTACCCTTCCTCCGGTCATCGAAAACGACGGACCCTCGACATCAGCGCAGCTCCAGGCGGCCAGCCTGACCGAAACCCACGGGCAACCTGCACGACGCAGCAGGCGCCCCGACCCGACGAAAGGAGTGCACATCGTGAGACCACCCAATATGTTCAAACGACGGCAACTGACCCCGCGTCCTGGCCGCCTGGCCTCCACCCTGGCAGCCCTCGCCTGCACCGTCTGGAGAGCCCCATGACCGAGCACGCCGCCGTCCTCGCCGCCCTGGTTCTCTTCGGCCTGGCCTACAACTGGCTCATCGGCCGCATCGAGAGCGCCGTCCCCGACCACGGCTACACCGCCATTTGGGTCATCGGCGGCGTCCTCGTCACCGTCCTGGCCACCGTCCCCATCATCGGCTGGACCGCCGTCCTGACCGTCCTGGGCGCCTTCGCCGCCAGCGGCCTGATCATGACCCTCGGCTCCATCCAGCGCCACCTGGCCCGCCGCCAAGCCGACCTGGACCGCCAGCGAACAGAGCTCAGCAATGGCCACTAAGCCCGTCGTCCACGGCTACACCGACGCCGCCCACCTCGCCCAGGCCCGCGCCCGCAACCAGATCGCCCGGCGCTACCTGCGCCAGATCGCCGACGAGCGCCCCGGCCTCGACCGGCTCTACCACCTCCTCCTCCAGGTCGCCAACGAGCTCAGCATCCAGGACGACCACCTGGAGGCCATGGAGGCCATCCGCCGGGAGCAAAAAGGCGAGCCATAATCCCGATTATCGCAACCCTGTCATGCTGAGGTCCGCCGAAGCATCCCCCATTGTCATGCTGAGGTCCGCCGAAGCATCCCGATCCGTTTTCACGAGGTAATACCATGGACAGCCAACACATCCCCCAATCCCTTTTCTATGCCCAGCACGGCAAGGGCGGCACGTGGGTCGACGCCCAGTGGTCCGCCGCCCTCACCGACGACGCCACCGGCGAGATCCTCGCCACCGCCATCAACCCCAACGACGGCCAGCCCACCGACTGGGCCATGATCGCCATCCGTCTCAACCGCGCCTTCCTCGCCACCCTCCGCCAGCTCGCCGGCATCGACGCCCCCCTGCCCGCCGACCAGGCCCGCGCCGAAGCCGCCTACTGGCAGGAGTGCGTCCAGACCGCCGCCAACATGCTCGCCGAAACGCGCGACGTTGCCTTTTCCCCCGGCCCCGTCGAGCAATACCTCCGCCAAACCCTCATCGCCGCCCCCCCGTCCATCCCGTCCACCCCGTCCGACGCCGACTTTGCTTTCACGCGCGAGCAGTTAGAGCGTGTTCTTCTCGACGCCATCGCCATGTTCATCGAGTACCGCGACGTGCACGGAAAGTCTGAGCAGGACGCTCCCCACTACGCCGCGCGAGAAATCGAGCAGGGCCTTGACGCTGATATAGAGTTGGCCAGCCGCGGCGAGTACCAGTCTCCCAAACGTTCCACTAGCGTCCCGTCCATCTCGTCCACCGACTGCTACGATTGCCGCACCCTCACCCAGCGCGTCGCCGGCCTGGAGATCTCGCTCCAGGAGGACGCCGCCACTCTCGGCCAGCACGCGCGGCGTATAGACGAGGTTAGGGAGCGCCTTGATGATTGGGTTCTGGCCCAGATGCCCCACCGCGATGCACGCTTGGCCACCATCGAGCAGCGGCTGAGCGCCCTGGAGAGCACCAAGCCCCAACCCCTCTCCGCAGTAGACGCCCTCCGCCAGCAGATCGCCAACATCCAGGCCCGCGACCCCGACGGCCTCAAAATGACCTGGTCAGAGATAGCCCTCGCCTGCGCCCTCATCGCCGACGAGGCGCTGGAGGTGCATGATGGCACGCCAACCCAAGCCTGAATGGCAACCAGCAGATACAGCGCCGCACAATCAGACGGGTCTTGTCTGTTACACATCGCGGTATGGCAGACAACGGATTGCACGCGGGGTCTACGTACCACCGCTGACAGTTGTCTATGATGGAGATGAGGAGTGGGGCAACTACGACGGCGCCACCGATGAGTATTATCTTCCTGACGGATGGTATGAACGCCTAGACAACGGCGAGTACGATTATTTCGTCATTGATGGCACGGTCACGCACTACATGCCGCTACCATCAATCCCGGAGGTGCATGATGGCACGCCAACCCACCCCTGACATCCTGGCCGATCTGCTGCGCAACCAGCCGGCGGCGGCCATTGTCCAGGTGAGCCTGGACGAGATCGACGATAACCCGTACCAGCCGCGGCAGTCGTATGACCAGGCGGCGCTGGAGGAGCTGGCGGCCTCCATCGAGGCGAACGGCCTGCAGCAGCCGCCGGCCGGGCGGCGGATGGCTGACGGTCGGGTGCAGTTGGTGTTTGGCCATCGCCGGCGGCGGGCGTTTGACGTTTTGCGCGCGAAAGACCCGGCCTGGTCGACGATGCCGGTGATGATCGTGGAGGCGAGCGACGAGGACATGGCCGCGCGGGCGTGGACTGAGAACGTCGAGCGCGAGGATCTGACGGCCGTGGAGCAGGCGCAGGCGATCCAGCGCATGGTGGACAGCTTTGGGTGGACACAGGCGGACGTGGCGCGGCGGCTGGGCCTGGCGCCGGCGACGGTGGCGAACAAGCTGCGGCTACTGCGCGCGCCGGTGGAGGTGCAGGAGGCGGTGGCGACGGGGCTGCTGAGCGAGCGGCAGGCGGGGGCGATGGCGCCGGTGTGGGATCTGCCGGCGCCGGCGCTGGAGGCTGCGCGCAACCGGCAGGGGTATGGGGGTGTGGCGAGCATGATCGACGCCGCGCGCCAGGGGATCAGCTCGGACGGCCTGCGGGAGCGGGCCAAGCAGGTGGTGGAGACGCAGACGGAGGGATTGAAGAACAAACCGTGGGTTGACGTGGACCTGGGGCACGTGGCGCGGGTGGTGGCGAGTCGCTGTACGCTGTGCCAGTATCGCATTCTGAGCGCGGGTGAGCCGCGCTGCGCTGGCCAGCGGTCGTGCTACCAGGCCAAGGCGAATGCGTGGGAGGATATGCAGCGGGCGGCGCTGGCGGAGCGGGTGGGGGTGCGTGCGCTGCCAGCGGCGGAAGGGCAGTATGATGCGTTCTACGGAGAGAACGAGACGCTGGCGGAGCAGCATGGTCTGCACCGGGCGCCGTTCTGCGAGCGGCTGCGGGTGAAGCCCAGCCCCTATGGCGGCGGACTGCTGGCCGAGGGGGTGGAGGGTGCGGAGCTGGTGTGTCTGCGCAGCGGAGGGGGGTGCGAGTGCCTGGAGCGGATCAAGAAACAGGTGAGCAAGGACGGCAAGGCGCAGTGGAAGCTGATGCGGCAGCAGACGGTGGAGGCGTTGACGGCGGCGCTGATGAACCCCACACAGGACACGATGCGGCTGTGGGCGTCGCTGTATGCGCCGTATGACAAGGTGGATCAGGTGGTGAGCTGGCGCATGGAGGATGTGGTCAGCGTGATCGTCAAAACGCTCATCGACCGCTTCAAGCCTTACGAAGCGGAGAAGAAGCCTGACGAAGCCCGCACGGCTATGCAGGCCATGCTGGCCAGGGGCAACATCGCCGCCCCCTGGAGCCTGGCGGCTGTGCTGGCGCCGGAGCGGTCCCCGCTGGACGAGATGCGCGGCCGGGCCCAGATGCTGCTGATGTGGATCACCTCGTCGACGAGCGAGACGCCGTTAACGGCGGATGTGGAACGCTGGGCCGATGACAGCCGGCAGGCGCTGGCTGAACTGAATGATCTGCCGGCAGGCCCGGAGCGCGACGAACTGCTGGCGCAACTAGACGCAGCCAACCACAGCGCGCTGGACATGCTCGACCTGCTGGCGGGTCGCTATCAAATCAGCAAGGATGTGTCCTGGATCTGCCACACGCCGGTGAGCGACGTAAACGCGCGGACAAGCCTGGAGCGCGCCACAGTTGACGACCTGCGCTGGTGCCTGGCGGTGGCGCGGTGTATGCCGGAGAGCAAGACCAGGCTGGAAGCCATCCAGGGCCGGCTGCGTAAGGGGCAAGCTCCCGCCAAGCCCTTCCCTTCGACGACCAGCGTTCAGGACGCCAAGCGCCGCCGCCTGCACGATCTGGCCAGCGGCGAGCCTGAGCCGCCGAGCGGCTACATCCCGCCCACAGTAGACCCGAACGCGCCCGACATGATCGACGCCAAGCTCCAGAAGATCGCCGGCTGGATCGCCGACTTCCAAGACCCCGGCGACGGCCTACCCACCCCTGAGAGCGTCGCCGGCAACTTCGACAACCTGGACAAGCTGGCCCAACGCATCGCTGGCCAGCCCAGCGATGCCGACCGTCTCAAACTGCAAACCATCCATGCCCAGATCTACGCCGACCTGGCCGCCCTGAGCGACCGCGTCCAGACCAGTTACGCCGCCGACTGACCCTCCAACAAACCCAACCCAGGAGACCAACCATGCCCAGAGGAATTCCCAACCCCAACGCCCCCGCCCCCATGATCCTCATCGAGCCCGCCGGCGACGCCATCCGCCTCAACGCCTACGGCCTCGACCCCGGCCAGATCGTCGATCTGCTCCGCCGCACCCTGCTGCACGTCGTCGCCACCCACAGCGGCGTCCAGGTCATCAGCCTGGACGTGCCCCCCGCCGCTGCCGTGGTGGCCAGCAAACCGCCCGCCCGGGCCTCCAAGACCAGCAAGCCCAAGGCCGCCCGGCCCTCCGCCAACGGTCGCCCGTCCGTCCCCACGTACAGCTTGGCCGAGCTCGATCTCGACGACGACGAAGGCGAGGACGCCGACTGAAAACCGCGGCCATAATGCCAATTACCCGCCGGTCTGACAGGCCCTCGCCGGCCTGTCAGACCCCCACAGAAAGGCAGCCATGAGCACCCAACCCATCGCCATCCTGATCACCCTTGGCTTCGGCCTGATCTTTCTCTTCATCGTCTGGTCGGCCCTGGCCGTCAGCAGCCGCGAGGAAGAGGACCAACAGCGCTGGCTCGACACCATGGCCGCCATCGGCCGCCAGGAATGGCCAGCCCCAAGCACTTATCCCGACGATCCAACGGAGCACGACGATGCCTGACACCAACAAGCCCGCGACGATGCGGGAAGCATTCGCACTGGCGGTGGATAACCTCAAGCCGGGTTATCCCGCCGCCTGGGACTTCTACCTGCGCCGGCTGACGCCGGTGCAATATCGGGATGGCACGCTCACGGTGGCGGCGCCTGACGAGCGGACGCGCGACATGTGTGCGCTGCGCCTGCGGCGCCTCATCGCTGCCGAGATGCACCTGGTCACCGGCCGGCCGGTGGCGGTCGAGTACGTGCTGGCTGAGACGGGCGGTGCGCCATGCTGACGGAGTACATGCAACGCCGGGCGGTCTGGGAGCTGGTCTACGGAAAGCCAGAGAGGACGCCGGCCGTCGAGCAGTTCGAGGAGCCGTGGCGCACGCTGTACCTGGTGGCCGAGCGCCATCTGGAGCAGGGTAAAAGCGCGAGCGACGCGCTGGGCCAGGCGGCGCAGGCGGCGGCCAGCGGCGAACGCGACTACTGGGCCGAGGTGAGCCGGCTGCTGGAGGCTGTGAGCAGCGCCAGCGATGCGCCGCGCTACGACAGCTACGAGGACATCGCCGCCACCCTGCCCCCCATTGCCTGGCTCTGGGACAACTGGCTGCCGCGCGGCATGCTCTCCCTGCTGGGCGGCTTCCAGGGCACTGGCAAATCATATTTGGCTCTCGACCTGGCCCGGATCGTCACCCAGGCCGAGACCTGGCCCGACGGCACGCCCGTGCAGGCGCCCGGCCGGCCAGCGGTCTACGTCGAAGCCGAGGCCGTGCCGCAGATCACCGCCCAGCGCCTGCGCGACATGGGGATGCGAGCCGACCGGCTCTATCCGCTGCTGCCCGACCGCTACGGCATCATCAACCTGACCGAGCGCAGTTGGCAGGATCGCCTGGCCGACATGGTCGGCGTGCTCAAGCCCGAGCTGGTGATCATCGACAGCCTGAGCACCATCAGCGACCGGTCGCAGAACGATGTGGAGGCGTTGAATGACCTGCTTATGTTCCTGGTGCGGCTGGCCGCGTTTGGCAACTGCGGGATGCTCGTGCTCCATCACCTGCGCAAGCCCTCCGCCATGCAGCTCAGCCTCCCAGGCGTCAGCATTCACGACTTTCGAGGATCCGGACACATCACAGCCATGGCCAGAACAGTCCTGGGTTACAGCGTGGTCCAGACCGGCAAGCAATTCAGCCTGAACGGCCCTCGCCGATTGGACCTGGCCAAGACAAACGTCGGCGACTACCCGACCCCTATTGGAATCAAGCTCGTGAAGGATCCGGCCGGCCGCACGCTTTTCGAGTACGGCCAGGCTGCCGAGGTGGAATCGGGCACGCAGCGCGACGCGGCCGCCGAGTGGCTGCTGGATGCCCTGGAACTGGCCGGCGAGCCGCTGAGCCAGGCGGAGATCGTCAAGCAGGGTCTGGAAGAAGAGTACAGCCGGCCCACCGTGCTGCGGGCGTTGGATGCGCTGGAGCAGGCCGGCCAAATCGTGCCCACCAAGGGCCGCAAGGTCACGGGCAACAAATGGGCCCTGGCCACATGGGATCTGAAAGGAGACACGTGATGGAACATTTGGACACCGAGTTCCGCGAGGCAGAAGCCATCCATCTGCACGACCAGCTCGTGGTGATCACAGCCGATGCCTATACCTACGGGACCGACAGCGGTTACACGATGAGCGATGAGCCAGAATACCCGCTCAATCTTCCAAGTGACACGGCACTGGAAATTCTGGCTCGTATCACTGAGGGTTACAAATCACGCTATCAGCCCAAGTTCGCTGGATTTGTGGGTTTCGCCCGGCACTACCAGGATTATCCAGTCCATCCAGTAACACTTGCGAGTTTGAAGGTGCGCATCGTGTCGGATCGACTGGTTGAGATCAAGATGATCCTCGAAGGGACTGACACAGACACCTGGCTGGAAGCCTGGACTTACAGCGGTGCCTACACGGTTGCCTGGAGCGTTGAAGATGTCCCAGCGTAAGGCAAAAATGCGAGGGCACTATATCCACGCCCCCGGTGATGGCGCGTCGGCATTGTGTGGCATGAATGACGTAATGGGTCATCCTAGTCGCGCAAACTGCCCTCGCTGTTTGATGCTGCTCAAAAAGGCTGAAATCAACCCGGAGTCTCAACCAGGTGAGACTCCGCCGCCTCCCACCGAGGCCCCAAAAACACCCCCAAAATAGGGCCAGCGTCCCATTTGGGGCGGAGTCTCAAGCGGAGTCTCAACTTTTCGGCGGAGTCTCAGGAGTCTCACGAGTCTCACGCCTATACGCCTAAAGGGTTGAGACTCGTGAGACTCTGAGACTCCGAGACTCCGATGGAGCAGAAACTATGGATTACGAACTATCAATCGCCAAACGCATCGCCGACGAGCTCGTCGACCGCCTCCGCAGCGCCTGCGTCCAGATCGAGATCGCCGGCTCCATCCGCCGCCGCTCCCCCTGGGTCCACGACATCGAGATCGTGGCCGAGCCGTGGCTGGAGGTTGTCACCAATCTATTCGGCGATGGTGTCCACTACCACAGCCGCCTCGACGATGCGCTGGCCAACCTGCAGGACGAGCAGATCCTGCGTTTCTTCCCCGACGCCAAGAACGGCGAGCGCATGAAGCAATTCGCCGTCGCTCCGCTGGGCATCAAGCTCGATCTCTTCATTGTCCGCCCACCTGCCCAATGGGGCTCAGTGCTGGCCATCCGCACGGGGCCGGCGCACTACAGCCACTGGCTCGTCACGCCGCGCCGCCAGGGCGGCGCCATGCCCAGCTATCTGGCCCAGCGCGACGGCGCCCTCTGGGACGGCGACGAGCTGATCCCCACCCCCACCGAGGCAGCATTCTTCGCCGCCCTCGAGTTCGACAAGGTCCCGCCGCCCACCGAGCGCGCCCCCCAGTGGCGCCGGGAGGCCAAATGATCCGCTGGCAATCCCTGCTCAACCAGGTGCCCCTGGAGGCATGGACCTTCGTCCACGCCAACAACACCCCCTACGCCCTCTTCCTCAGCCTGCGGCCCGACGGCCGTCACTGGCGCGGCTTCGTCCTCGCCAACGCCCGCAACCACGCCGACCTGCTCCAGGTCCGCTGGTCCGCCGACGTGCTGGCAGAGCACTTCGCCCAGTTCAGCGAGTGCGAGCTGCCCCAGGCCCAGACCCGCCTCGTCGAGATCCTCGCCCAGCGCCTGGCCATCGACGTGCAGTCCATCCAGCCCGCCCGCAACGGCCGCCCCGTCCAGCGCCGTCTCACCACGGCCCAGATCCAACAGGTGGCCGCCACCCAGCTCAGGAGACGCTCATGACCCGCTACGTCTGCCGCACCCTCGCCATCGCCCAGGAGCAGCTCACCCAGGCCAGCGACGGCGACACCATCGTCCTCACCTGGCCCGGCGCCAACCGCTACCACTGCGCCGCCGTCGAAAGCCGCGCCCTCGCCCTCGGCCTCGACCTCATCGTCCACGTCAGCCTGGACGAGCCAACCCCCGCCAACGACAGTTGGCGCCAGGAGCAATAAGCTCCATTATCGCCAACCCTCGCGCCACCGTCCGACCCGTCCTACACCGTCCACCCTGTCCAAAGGAGACAAATCACATGACCACCCAACCCAAAACCAACTACCTTCGCCTGGCCCTGCTCGCCATCGTCCTGGCCGCCTACCTCCTCCTCGTCGCCATCGCCGTGGCCGACGCCGACGGCCCCACCATCTGGAAAGCCCACTGCCCACGCCACCACACCGTCACCAGCGTCCCCGACGTCGACGGTGATGGCGTCCACATCCTCTGCACGCGCGCCGCCCTGGAGGCCAACGCCCGGTAGAGGCATGACATGCCCTTTCCCCCCCCACCACCACCCACCCACAAATAGACAGCCCGCCAGGATGGTCGCAACATCCTGGCGGGCCTGACCAACGCCGAGGGCACGGCGTGGCTGCGGTAGATTGTACGATCTGGCGCAGCACAATGCAAGCCCTCGGCAAACAAGCTGAGGGCTTGCACGTTTTTTAAGGTAATAGGTGAAATCGATGGTGAATACAGATGCTATTCGCGAGCGGATGAAGGAATTCGCGTGTACTCATCCTGACAGTGCGGTGAGGAAGAATGTCAAGAGCAACGGCGCGGTCAACTACTACCGGCAGTGTTTGAGTTGCGGCGAGAATTTGGAACATCTTCGTCAGAATGATTTGAGTGCCGACGTTAAGGCATCTGCTCAACCGCTCGATCGTGAGTTGAGGCGCGAATGGTGGATACGGCAGACCACGATTTGGAAGATGTTTTACGACGCCGCCAGAAAGGAAGAACATGATCAGTTCACCAAACTGCGTGAGGAGTACATGAGAACGCCTCAGTGGCGGTCGATCAGGGTCAAGGTATTCTCTCGCTGTGACAATTGGTGTGAAGGATGCGGCGATGCACCAGCAACAGAAGTGCATCATTTGACCTATGATCGTCTTGGCGCTGAGATGCTGTTTGACTTGGTGGGCGTTTGCAGGTCATGCCACGAACGCATTCACGGAATAGGAGGTTAGGATGCCTACATGGAGTTTGATGCGGTGCGCTCGTTGTGGCGCTGAGATGGAGCAGGCGGCGACGGGCCGGCCGCGGCGGTTTTGTTCGGCGGCGTGCCGGACGGCGGATTATCGGGCTCGCGTGACGAAAGTCACCAGGACGCCCCAGGACAATACCAGCCATCCTGCCACACACGACGCCGGCCCAGCGCCCCAGCACGCCACGCCTCGCCAGCCACGAAGGACGGTAGATGATGGCGACCACTCAAATTAGCCTGCTGGACCTGGCGCCGTTGCCCAACGATCTGCTGGCCGCCCACGGCTGGCAGACATTCACCGACGACCACGACATAGACGATGCCAAAGCCCGCTACCTGCGGCGCTACGGCCAGCAGCCCCAGCACATCGGCTTCGACGAGCGCTGGCTGCCACGAACACTGAAGCTAGGCCCTGTGCCCGGCGAAAAGATGAAACCATGAAGATCATGCAAACTATCCAGCGCGAGATCAGTGGGCAGGCTGGCCGCGGTAACAGCGTTGGTCTGGCTGAGTGCGGCGAGCTGACGGAGCTGCTGGCCAAGCCCCAGCAGACCCGCTGCCCCCACTGCAACAAGCTGCAACCGCCCCCCGTACTGCGCACCCGCAAGCGCCGGCTCTACGCCCTGCACTCAGCCAGCGGCGCCGTACTACACCTGGAGATCGACCCATGAACGCCGAATGGACCCTGGCCGCCGACCCCATCGACCTGACAACCGACGACACGGCGCCCCACATGCCGGCAGACCCGCGCCCAGCGCAGCGCCCGCGCGCCAACTGGCTCACGGGCCTGGGCCTCACCATCGCCGCCTGCGCCATCGAGGGCGGGATCTTCCTGCTCTACGCCGCCTTGCTCGGATGGCATTGGCTCTATGCTGTGCTGCCGACCCTGCTCTTCAGCGCCATCACGGTCGCCGTCTACCTGATGATCGCCGCCATCGCCTGGCGCAGCGGGAGGCTGGCCCGATGAACCTCTACGGCAGCGGCCGCGATCCGGCCATCATGCGCGACATCATCAACCTGGAGCTGGCGGCTCACAAAGTCAAAGCGCGCGCTCTCTCCTACGTCGATGCGCCCCAGTGCTGGACCTACATCGTCCGCACCGGCTTCGGCGCGCGCATCGAGCAGGTCGAGCGCCTGCAGGCCAGCCTGGCCGAGAAGACCGCCACCAGCTCCTGCCGCATCGACCGCGCTGCCGATGGACTGATCATCCAGCTGGCCAAGCCCAACGCCCTGCGCCGCTACGTCAGCAGCCGCAGCATGGCCCAGGTTCTGGCCGCTGCCTCCCTCCGCCGGCGCGCCAGCCTGATCCCCCTGGGCGTCACCCCCATGGGCAAGCTGGCCACGCTCGACCTGCGCGATCCCAGCAGCGCCCACGTGGCCGTCTTCGGCCTCACCGGCTCCGGCAAGTCCAGCCTCATGCGCTGGCTGGCCTGGTGGCTCGCCCTGGATAACCAGCCGCGCCTCATCCTGGCCAGCCCCAAGGTCGACGACTGGTCCGAGTTCGCCGCGGCCGCCGCCCTGCTCCATCCCCCCATCTCCGACGAGGCCGGCTTCAGTCGCCTCCTGGAGTGGCTCTGGAGCGAGCTGCCGCGCCGGGCCGCCCAGCCCGATGACCGCCAGCCCGTCGTCGTCATGGTTGACGAGATGCCCCACTGGCTGGCCCGGGTCCCTCGCACCGACGAGGTGCTCGAGCAGGTCGCCGCGCAGGGCCGCGGCTACTCGCTCCACCTGATCATGGGCAGCCAGCGCGCCGACGAGGCATCCGTCGGCCGCGCTGCCTACAACGCCGCCTGCCGCATCGTCGGCAAGCTCGGCTCCGGCGTCTACTCCTACGCCACCACCGGCCGCGCCGGCGCCGATCCCACCCTGCTGCTGGGCAAAGGCGACATGCTCATGGTCACGCCCGAGCTCAGCCGCTTCCAGGCGCCCCTGCTGGAGAGCGCCGACTTCGACCGCCTGGCGCCCGGCGCCAACGAGCTGGACATGCCCGAACCCATCGTCACGGACCGCCAGAACGCCCGCGCCAGCGTCATCGACGAGGACGCCGTGATGCTGGCCATCGCCAACGGCGCCAGCCAGCGCGACCTCATGAGCAAATTCCACATCGGCCACGCCCGCGCCCGCGCCCTATGGAACTCCTACCAAGAGGTACCCGCATGAAGAACTTTGGCATCGCCCTGGCCCTGGGCTTCATCGCCCTGTTGGGCCTGATCATCTACACAACGCCGCGCGGCCCGGAGCGCATCGTCAACGGCATACTCGACGGCGGTGCGATCATCCTCATCCTGACCGGCGCGTCCGGCCTGATCGTCAGCATCGGGTTTGCCGTCGGCTACGCTGGCCGCAACCTGCTCCAGCATCGCACCCCCACCGTCGAGAAAGAGCGCCATATCATCGAGCGCCACACCCACACCCTCGATGGCCGCATGCCCGGCACGCCGCAGATCATGACCATCCCCGGCGCCTTCGACCAGTACCCGGCCGACTACACCCGCTACATCGACGGCGCCCACGCCGACGCTGCGCACCAGCTCCCCAGCCCCGCGCAGCCCACCCAACAACAGCCCATCCAGGTCGATCTGGATGCCGTCTACCAGCCGGCAAGCTGGTAACAACGCGTTGCTGCTACTGATCCACCCTCCCCAAACCGTGAGAACAGGGGGGGGAGATCAGTAGCAGCAACACCTTAAATGGAGCACACCATGCAAAAAGAAGGTTGGATCATCATCGCAGCAGCGTTCCTCCTCTTCGTCTGCGTCGTGGCCTCGGTGGCCATGGCCGCAACCAGCGGCGACGCCGTCAAAGCCGCCCTGGCCGACGACCAGGCCAGCGCCACCAGCAGCCTGCGCAGCACCAACGTCTGCGTTGGTTTCTTCAACATCGGCGCCTGCACATCCGAGCAGACCAGCACCACGACCACCGTCAAGGCCAGCCGGGAGCAATCCCCGCCGTCGCCGTGGAGCATCATCATCGTGCTGAGTATGGCCACCCTGGCTGCGGTCGCTATCGCCCTCTGGCTGTTCAACGCCGACAACTGACCGTGTCCGGACTGACAGTCCTTCGGCGGACTGTCAGTCCTACCCCCCGTTCGCGCGCAAACATTCGCCCGCAAAACACCAGCCATAATACAAATTATCCCCCTCCCCCGCTCGCGCCCCAGTCCACCGCTGGGGTCAAATCTTTTAAGGTTGAAATCAAAATTGGGGGCTTGACAATATTGATCACACGTGGTAATATCATGGTAGCACTGTGGTATTACCACAGCGAAACACACAGACGAAAGGACACTACCATGACAACCGCAACCATCAGCCGAGGACAGTACGACGAGATCAACATGCGCAGCCTGGACGCCGAGACGGCCAGCGCAGTGCGCAGCCTGGTCAACGCCGCCGGCAGCGCCGCCAAAGTCGACGAGCACGGCTCCTGGGATTTCGGCACCGCCTTTGACCGCAAGGGCCGCGGCCAGGCGCTGAACTGGGACCTGTACGGCATCGGAACTGACGTACACGCCGGCACGCTGCTGATCGTGATCCAGATCCGGCAGTATGAGAAGCGTACTCGCAACGGCTGGGGCAACGTGCGCAAGAATTATTTCCTGGTGGGCACGAACGAGGACGGCAGCGCGTTCGCTCACCCGGTCAGCGCGAACGTGGTGCGCACGGCGATTCGCCTGGAGCGTGACGTGGTAAAGGCGTGCCAGGACTGGATCTTCGGCGGCGACTACGCACGCATGATCCGCCACGGCGATCTGGCCCTGATCCCGTTGAGCAAGCGGCCGGCAGCTGAAATCGTGGCCACCGAGCACATGGTGCTGGAGGACAGCCACGAGGTCACGGCCAGCCAGTTTCGCCAGAACGGCCACCTGTACGTACAGAACCCGACCCTGACGCATCTGCCGGGCACGCACCCGACCGTCAGCGGCACGGGCTGGTACCGGGTGGTCGTCGGAGCCCGGGCCGACTTCTGGCGCTTCGCTGCACCGACGAAGGACTGAACAACGCAAAGGCCCGCTCGGTGGTGGAGCACCGAGCGGGCCTTGTCGTCGGACACTACCAATGCCGACAGCGGCAATCATACCACGAGGAGCACTATCATGCCAGTCACCAAACTATCAATGTCTTTCCGCCCGAACATCATGGCCGAAATTGAAAAGCGGTCCGAGGTCGAGCAGGGGAACGTTTCCGGCGTCGTCAATAAGGCTTTGGATCGCTATTTTGCACTGCTGGCCAGGGCGCGGGCCGAACTGCGCGGCCAGCTCAGCGACGCCGAGTGTGCGTTGATCCTGGACGCGACTAACGGGACGATGTTCGCTGACACGTTCAGCCTCGGCCACCTGTGGGCTGAGATCGCCGACGCGTGCAGCCTGGATCAACTCGACGCCAAATGGCAGGTCGACGGCCAGGACCTGGTGGCCAAAATCCAGGCCAGCGGCATGATCGGCCAGGCCGCGCTGGTAGACGCCTCGGAGCGCTGGTGGCGCCGGGTCGGCCAGGGCGAGCAGCCCGGCTATGGTGAACTGCTGGACCAGTACCAGGCCCAGCGCTACCCACACAGTGAGGAGTGAGGCTATGAAAATCGAGATGGAGGTGCGCCGCATCTATTGGGTCTGGTTCACCCACCGCTGGGCTGTTCACGGCGAGGGCGGCGGACACGGCGTTACAGGCGCCAAACTATGCCGCCACGAGGAGACCATCCTCAACGATGACATCCTGTGGCAGGACGTGATTGGCCGCCACGCGCTGACACGCACCTGGCCATGGGACGCGATGCAGGACGACAAAGCCAACTACGACCACGCCGCCGGAAATTTCTGGGGGATGATCTACCCGCTACTCACAACAGGCAGGCAATATCGATAGCTCGCATTGTTGTCCCCCACACAAAAAAGAGACCTCCCCACCCAGGGAGGTCTCTTCGCGTCCACACCCAGTCACCCAGTCACCCAGTCACCCAATCCCCCACTCCTATCCTCACAACCGCTTCCACACCCACCGCAACGCACTGCTCAGCGTCGGCGCCGGCGTCTTCAAATTGCTCACCGCCAGCTCATACCGTACCGCTCCGCCACCCTCCGGCTTGATCCGCACCTGGTGCACCAGATAATCATCGTCCACATCAAGCACCCCGTGCACGATCCCAATCGTCATCCCTGGATGCACCCCGCCATAGCGCAGCTCGATCCTGCCCGTCACCCGGTCTGCGTCCAGCTCATCCAGCACATTCGCCCCGATCAGCTTGTGCTCCGCCGCCGTCGACTCCAGCGTCCCCTCCAGCCTCAGCAGGCCCAACTCCCAATTGCTATACGTCCTGTCATACACATCATCCACCAGCACAAAGACCGTATTCACCCGGTCCGACCCGCTCACCGACCACTGCAGCACCCGCAGCGGCAGCGTCGTGCTCATGTCCGGACTCGTGCTCAGACCAAACGGCGCCGGCCTCGTCGCGTCGCTGAAATAGAGATACACATCCCCCTCTTCATCCTCTCGCAAAAACCAGTAAAACCCCGACCGCTCCGCCAACTGCTTCACCAGGTCCGCCACGTACCCGTAGTTCACATCCACATCCAGCCCCGTCGTGCCCGTGCCTGTATACAGCGTCGCGTCGATCTCAGGCACCCACCCATTCTCCGTGATATCCTTCAGGATCGTCAGCGCGTTCTCATTTGTGTACGAGGAGCTCTCCGCCACCACCCGCTTGTCCAGCAGCACCGTCCAGTCCACGCAGTGGCACACCACATCCAGATGGATCCCCTTCACCAGCTTGTCCAGCGCCACCACGTACCCGCCGAACAGCAGCGCTCCCCCGTGCCAGATCTGCACGTGGCTCCACGTCGCCGGCGCCACACTCGCCGCCACGTCCTCCAGCCGAAACACCGCCGTGTCCCGATTGGCCCCGATCTCCTCCAGGATCGAAATGCTATCCAGCGCCGTCACACTCGTCCGATCCTGTCCGCTGATCAACACCGTCCACTCGTCGCCGAACCGCAGATACGCATCACCCCACAGATCGCCGCGCTCCGGCGCGTCCCAGACCCACGTCGCGCCGCTGATCGTCCCGTCATAGGCCGCCGTCGTCTCCCGGTTGTTCAGCGTCGTGCCCACACCCTCGATGAAATCCCACTGCGCCAGCGTGTGCGCATCCGGCCACGGCGGCGACTTCGGCGGCGTGAACGCAGCGCTGTAGCGCACGCTGTCACTGATCCGCACCCACGCCAGCCGTATCTCCCCGTAGCTCCTCAGCACCCGGCCCATTTCTACGTTGCAGGTCGTCGTCCTCACCAGGTCCCCCGCCGTATCGTTCCCCAAGGTCGCGCCGTTCACCCACAGTGCAGTCTCCGTCATATTGTACGTCCCTGCCACGTGATACCACGTTCCAACCTCTACCACGTCGCTTTGCGCACTAAACGTGTTGTCTCTCGCGTCCACCACCGTCCACACAAATTTTTCACCGCTCAGCGCCAACTGCCACGCCGTCCCATTGGTCGCGTGCCACTGGCTCAGGATCCCGCCGTCCCCCGTATCCACCACTTGCACCCAGCACTCCACCGTCAGCGCAGCCAGATTGCTCGTCGCCACCGCGCCGCAGTCCACATAGTCGTTTGTCCCATCAAAACTAAGCGCCCACTGCGCCATCCTACACCTCGCCAATCTACTCGCCAATAAGACCCATTATCGCCAGTCACCCAATCACCCAATCACCATCACACCCTAAACGCCCCCTTCAACCTCAGCCGCCGGTCGATCTCATCCATCAGATAATCGATATCATCCCGGCTCCCAAACGTATTGCCACTGATAGTGATCTGGATCGGCGGCCGGATCGACCCGCCAGCCGTCGTCAGCATCGGCCGCGCGCCGTTCAGCGCCGGCGCCGGCTCGAACGGCCGGATCGGCCCAACCCCACCCGCCAGCGCCAGCTCCCTGCGCAACTTATCCATCGCCGACGCCACCGGCCGTTGCTGTCGGCTCAGGCTCACAGCCAGATCCTGCCCGAACCCACGCCCCACCACCGACCCGTCCGGCAGCGTCCGCCACGCCCCATATTTCGCCGGCGAGCTGGGGAACAGACCTCGAATGTACGCCAGCAGAGCCACCAAATCCGGCAGCCGCGCCTCCAGGCCGTTGATCAGCATCAACACCCAGTCACGACCGAACCCCCACGCCGCGTTCTTCATCGCCGTAAACTGCGCCGCCATCACCGCCATCGCCGCGCTCATCTCTCCGGCCAGCGCTGCCAGCGCCGCTGGCACCCCCGCCGGCGTGCTCGTCGCCGCCATGATCCCCGCCCCAATCGCAGCGCCAATCGCCTGGCCATCCAGCTCGATCTGCTCCGCCGCCAACAGCGCCGCGCTCAGCTCCACCCGCGCCTCATTCAGCCGCAACACGATCTCCGCCACATCGGCCAAGAACTCCGCCATCAGCGCCGCCGTCTGCCCGCTCTCATAGCCCAGGATCGTCCGCATACTCTGCATTGCAGCCGACACGCTCGCCGTGATATCCCGGATCTGGTTAGCAAACCCGATAGCGCTGGCCATACCCGCCGCCCCCACCAGCGCCGCCGCCGCCGTCAGCGCGTTGACCACTAGCACCATGTCCGCCACAAACGCATCCAGCGCCGCCTGCGCCAGCCCGCCCTGATAGTCCAGCAGCGCCCCCAGCCCCTCCAGCGCATCGCCCACGTTGCTGCCAATGCTCCCCGCCGCCTCCGCCAACGCCGCCGCCGCCGCCAGGCCATCCTCAGTGAACAGCAGCCCCGCCGTCTCCATCGCTCGCACCAGCATCTGCATGTCCGCCACAAACGCATCCAGCGCCGCCTCTGCCAGCCCTCCCTGGTAGCCCAACGCCGCGCCCAGCCCGTCCAACGCATCGCTGATGTTGCTGCCAATCGTACCCGCCGCCTCAGCAAACCGTATCGCCGCGTCGAACGCCTGATAGTCCATCAACTGCGCCATCGTCTCCAGCCTGGCCACAAATTGCCGCAGCGTCTCGAACAGCAGATCTGTACCATCCGCCATTCGCGGCAGGCGAAATTCCCACGCCGCCAGCATCGCCCCTATCGCGTCGCTGATCCCCTGGCCAATCCGCCCCGCCGCGTCCGCAAACCGCAGCGCCGCCTCGAACGCCTGATAGTCCATGTTCTCGGCCATATACTGCAACCTGGCCACGAACCGCCGCAGCGCCTCGAACAGTTGATCCGTCCCGTCCTCCATCGCCGGCAGGCGGAACTGCCACGCCGCCAGCATCGCGCCTATCGCGTCGCTGATCCCCTGGCCAATCCGCCCCGCCGCGTCCGCAAACCGCAGCGCCGCCTCGAACGCCTGATAGTCCATGTTCTCGGCCATATACTGCAACCTGGCCACGAACCGCCGCAGCG